TTAGCGGGCTTCCACGATCTCCCACCACTCTTCCCGGGTGATGAGACGCCCGCACCACCACCTTCGACCATCGTCCGCGTCGGTCGAAATATCTTTGAGTTTCAGAATGCCGAGATCAACCGCCTTCTCGATGATTTCGCATACCTGCACGGGAAACTTTTTGAAGTCGGTTTGGTCGCTGAATCGCGGGTCGTTTCGCAGGCGACGGACACGTTCGCTCTTTACGGCGCGCACGATGCGCGGCAACTCTTCGTCTGGTATCTCAATCTCCCGCCCGACATAAACGTGCGCTTTCATATTTTCTCCAACCGCGCCCCCTAACTCCCGCTCGACCGGAGCGGCGGGAGCGCGGCTGTCAATATGTCCCTTCGTTGGGGCGGACGCGCGGCGCGCCGCCCGGTCAGCTCAATCGTCAGGGCGCCCCTCTAGTCCGCGCACTCCGGGCACCTCTCGCAGCAGCGGCGCTCCGACCACGGCACGCAGTCCGCCCCCTCGCACTCGTCGTAGTGCCCGCAGCCGGGGCAGAAGTGGTCGTGCGGCCGCCCGCCCCTGGTCGTCTCTTGTTCCGGCATTTCTCTTCTCCTGTTGCCCTCTCACGGCCACAGCAGGCTTGTCATCGGGTCGTCGGTGTCCGGTCCCGCGCCGCTCACATGTGCTCGATCTGCCTGTCTAAACGCCGGGCCGAACTTCCCGTCAGTCAGCCCGTACCTTTTCGGCCTGCTGACGACCTCCTGAATCCTGCCGTGGAGCGTGGCGGCCCGGTGGATGCCCTCGCGCAGCCCCCTGTGGTAGCCGGCCTCCAAAGCCAGGACGGCGAGGCGGGCGTCCCTTTCGGAGTCGAGGGCGTAGAGAAGCCGGTCGTTGAAGTAGACGTTCGCGCCTCGTGCTTCGTAGCGGCTTTCAGTGGCGTTCATCGGGTGTCGGCTCCTGTGATGGTGTTGCGGGGGTGCGCTCAGTTGAGTTGACCCGCGGGCAGCTCATCCCAAGTCCTGCCGTCGAGGATGCGGCCAGCGGCCTTCTTGCCGACGCGGTACATCAACTGCCCGGTAAGGTTGTCGTAGTCGCTGAATGGTCCCTCGCCCTGCTTCCATACCCCCGCGACGGGCAATCGCAGGAGTAGCCGCCGGGAACCAGACGGACGGTGTAGCGGTGCGGCCCGGGCTCGTGAAGGTGAGTCGTGACTCTCCACGCGCCGGGGGCCACGATCTCAACTCTCATCTTCTCGGCGGCGGCGCGCTTGGCGGCTCTCTCGGCTTCGGTTGCTTGGGCGGTGGTCATGGTCTGTGTTCCTCGTGGGCAGCGGCTGCTCTCGATTGCTGTATAAAGTTATAACTTATATTTCTATACATTGCAAGCTTTTTCTGCTATCTTCTAAAAAGAATCTTTCGGGAGGTGGCTTATGGCCGAAAAGGAAGGTCAGTTGAGGGTGGAAGCGAGAGGCGAAGCGGCTAGCTTAAAGGCGCCGGTGAGGACGATTAGCTTTGAGGATTTAACATCCGTCGCCGTTGAAGACGTATGGACGTTTTACGATTCTAAGGGCAATAGCACGTCCTCACCCGATGGCGTCATTGGACACCTAGAGCTTCCTGAGCGGGATGATAGGTGACGGTAAAGGGATATTCGCCTATTAAATCTTGCGCGTGATAAGCCCTAAACCAATAGACGCCGGGTGTGTCTATCGTTAAGTTGAAGACAATTATTCGCAAAGGCATGTAAACGCCGTCAACGGTTCCGAAGTAGCCCGTGCCAAATGTGCGCTCTTGGCCGTCCGGCATCAGCATCGCAAGCCTTATCTCAAACTTGACTGTCTTATCTGTGAGGTAAAAAGATGCCACTGCTTTGATGCTGAGCTTTAACGGCGGCATTTCTGGCGAGTCAGAACTAACTAAGTGGCTCCCCAGTACCCGGTGTAAGTGCAGCCTGCCTTCCTCATCCTCCGAAAAATCCTCACAAAGAATAAGGTATATCAACCTAAAGGGTTGCTCATGGAGCATAGTTAGAGTCCTTTCGTAGAGGAATGAGCTTACTGCATACGACTGGCGAAATCCTTTAACGCTTCGTAGTGATCGGGCGCCAACGGCAATTCATAGTAGCCGAGCCGCAGTTGCAGGCTACTTGCGTTGACAATTTTCAGGAATGACTCAAGCGGCATCGAGACGGCCAGCGTCTCACTTACACTTACGCTGTACCGACTGCTGCTAACGTCGCTATCTAATCGGACCGCTTCGCCAAAATCCAAACGCTCCCCATCAGCGATAACGACAAAGGCGCGGTCTTTCAAAAAGCGCCATGACCTTGAGCGTGAGTAAAAGCCAAGATTCACCGTTTCAGGAGTCGCCGGATTCGTACCTTTATAAGAATACGTGGCAACGATACTTACATGATCCGTCAATCCGGTTGTTACGTTGAGATACTTAAGACGGACGTAAGTAACATCCTTGAAGCGGTCATATTCAACTTCTATATTCTTCTTGTGCTTGTAGGCACCGCGCGGCGGAAAGCGCAGTTCGACATTCGTCTTGGCCTCAGACGCTCCCGTGGCCGGCGCGGGGGTGGCGGGCGACATCCTCTTGCCTTCTTTCCTCGCTTCCAGCATCGCCAAGATGATGACATCGGTGATGCCTACCTTCTTTAATTCCTGAAGAGACGCAACCGATGTGTCAAAATCAGTTGGCGAGGACTTAATCTTGGCCGCAATCACCTCGGCCGAGAGTCCCGCCTTATGCAGCTCTATAACATCGCTATTGGTGAGCGGTGGAGTTAACTCTTGACCTAAAGCGGCCAAACTAAAGCAGAGCGTGAGGATGATTGGCAGTATGAGACGCATGTGAGTTCCTTTCATTTTTAACGTGCAAGTTGCGTATGACCTTCATAAATTAGGCCATCATCCGTTTTAACAGGGCAAGCAACAACTGCCGCTATACGGTAATCACCCACGGGCATTCGCCAGCGGAAAGAGAACTGCAAGACGGCTCCTTTCTCGCGCGCTTCCTGCCGGGCTTTCACGTAGCCCTGAATATCTTCGGGGTGAAACTTACTAATCCACCCAAACCCCCTGATGTCTTCAGAGTCCATGCCAAGCACCCGGCGCGAGTTTTGGGAGACCTGAACAGTGAGGCCGGCCGGATCGGTTTGCCAGGAGACAGTCTCGCGGCCGACCTCAAGGATGTGTTGCGACTGTCTGGGCTTTGGCCGCTCGGGCACGATGGGGCCAACGAGGGTAATACTCTTCTCCGGCTCGTCACGTATCTGGCAATCCTGGTCAATGAAAATTACGGTCTCGCGCGGAGTTTTGACGATGCGCGAGACCAGGTAGCAACCCCGGTAGATGAGGGCGCAGAGCCGGCCTGATGAGACAGGGCCGTGAATTGCAAGAGCGAAGGAGCCTCTGGGATAACCCTCGGGCTCTAAGGCGTCATTGCAGATTTCGAGTGACAGGGGCTTGTCGGCGCGTGTAACCCCGCGGGGCAGGCGTACCCTCCTGACGCTCACCCACGGCATTCTGAGGATTTTGGACATAAAAAGGCCTTGCCCCATAAACGCGGGAGCATGTGGGGAGGGTTGACGGCGGTGCGGGCAGCCTAATCGGTCTTCTGCTTGGACTAACGATCCTTCTTCCGTTTAGGGACGTTCGCCTTAACCTGCGGCACGTCCGTAAGACGCGACCGAGCCTCCTCTCGTTCCGAAATTTTCTTCAACGCGGCGGCCTCCTTGTGGCGCCGCTTCCACAACGCTCGTGTTAGGGCAAGTACGTCGAGCTGACACTCGCGCGGCAGTTCTACATAGTAGCGCGCGAGCTGTTCAACCTCGACCGCTAAGTCGTCAGCCTCTCTGTGAGGGAGCGGCTTACGCAGCGGTTGGGTCAAGCGGCATCCTCCTTACTGGGTTGGTTGGCTTTTACGCTGTTCACATCTACCTCCCTCCGAAAGAAATTAATATCATCATCCGTCAACAAATCCTCATCGTAGTCAAGGCCAAGTAAACGTCTGTTAATTACGCTTACGGGTGCCCGAGGCTGTCGCGCAAAGGCCCGTTTCAGCACTTCTTCATAGCGGTCGGCATCCTCACCGGTCAGCCAAACCTGGAATTTCGCGCGCGATTGATCAATCTTTGGTCTCGCCATTTCTTTTCTAAGCCTATAACTCTATACACCACAAGCCCTTTTGCCCGCAATGAAAATTGTGCTTGACTCTGTATAACTTTATAGATTATAAACCTATCCAGCGAGGTGATTATGTCAGAGAAAACCACTATTTGCGGTTACACCGAAGCGGAAATCAAAGAGCAACTACAGCGTGAGAGCGCTTTGAGAGGCGACACGCTCTCGCAGGCTTTGAGCTACGCGCTGAAATATGGCTTGCCGGTGTACATGAAGCGACACCCTGTCCGCTTTGTGCCCGTTGAAGAAAAACAAAGCGACGCGCCCGCCGCCGCCTGACCGCCCCGCCGCCCCACAAGGGAGAGAACCGATGCCGCAGACCAAAGAGCAAAAGCGCATCAAGGCGCTCGCCGCGAGACTTTGGGAGATTCGAGCCCTTGAGCGCACGGTCAAAACCTTCGGCGTCTCCCCGGCTAGGACCGCCAAGCTTGCCGCCAAACTGCGCGAGGCCGAGAACATCAAGGCCAAGCTCACCGATGAAGGCCGGAGGCAGGTTTGGGCCTTGACCGGCGAGCAAGTCTGACCACCCCCGGCCCGCCCCACAGGGGAGAGGCCAAGCTCTTTTCAATCTTCACCGGCCAGAATGCCGGGGGCTATACGCACCCGGCTTGAACTCGAAAGAGTCACCGGCTGGGCCGCCCACCAAAGCGGCGCCCGTGGAAGCGAAGTCCGGTCCGAGTAGTAACACGGGTGAAATGAGGGGCCGGGATGCCGTCCGCCATCATTTACGGGCCACCTTCCGAACGCCCCGCTTGCGAGCGGCCAGCGGCGCGGAGCCGGACGAGAGTAACCGGCGCCAGTCTTTCGCAAGGGGCCGGCGCTCGATGCGCCCGCACCTTTCGCCCGGCCCCCGCCCCGCCGCATCAGCCCGGATGGGCGGCGCGAGGATGAGAGTAAGCGATATCAATAGCCGTTTCTAGTCAAACCTGAACGGGACTCTTGACCATGAAGTCAACAATAGAGCCGGTCAATCAGTACGACGTTGAACGCGAGTTTTACGACTTCCTTCAGCGGCCGGAGAACTACGGCTTTAACGCCGCCTTCGCCCGTCAATTAGGCCACAAGGACGACGCCCACGTCTCGCGGATGCACTCCCCGCACGTTCCCGAAACCCCGTCGTGGCTCTACAAGGTCGCGGTGAAGTTCAACGCCGCAGCAGCAGCAAACCCGCGCGTCGCCCGGTTCGCCCTCTCGATTCTCAACAGGATCATCGCCCGCCACTCGGATGAGCCGCGGGCCTCGGAAGACCACGAACTGCTGGCGCTGACCCGCGAGTTCATCGGGGCCATGAAGGACGCGGACGACGGCTACACGAGCCGTTCGGACGCCGAGCGGGTGAGGGAGCGGCTGGCCGAGTTCATCGCCGGCTACGGCAGGCAGGCGTCGAGAGAGAAGGCGATGCTGTGAGCGAGCAAGTCAAAACAATTTCATTCGAGGATTACACGGCCGCCGTCGAGCGGGCGGTGGCGGCGTACCCCAACTGGCGCGTGGGCCAGGCCGCCTTCAACGTCTTGTCGCAGATGCGCCCTGACCTGGTCTTGCAAATACAGGGAACGAATCTTGACCCGTTCTTTGACACAAGGCTGCTCCCCAAATTCTACGATTGGGTGCAGCAGCATTGGGGCGAAAGCGCGACGAAATAACTAAAGGCTCTCAGGGGCGCGCGTCCCGGCTGTGGACGTTCGAGCGTGCGGACACGTCGGGCGCGCGTCTCTGAGGGGTTAGAGGGTTAGAGGATGCCGAGCAGAGCCGACAAGATGGACGAGAGAGACGCGAACCCTTCGCCGTCGTCTCCCTGCGTCGAGCTGGTCCCGCCGTCTTCGGGGCAGGGCCGGTCAACGGTCGGCTGGCAGGGCGGCGGTTCCTCGCGCGGGATGGGAATAACGCCGGCCGAAGCAGAAGCGACGAGCAGACACACGAGCGCGAACGAGCGGAACGATTTCATAGGGAGTCCTTTGGCTATGGCCGGGCGGGATGCCCGGCACGACGGGCTGATTATACCCGACCCCGCCGCCCTATTCCGCACACTCCACGAAGATAACAACATGATTGAGGCCCGCCGCCTAGCCTTCGGGATGCTGCGAACGGGCGAGCGTCGAGAATATTGGCTCCACGCCTTCGGCCTCTCGATTCTCTCCAAAGACCCGTACTCGGCGCACCTTCATTTCACGCAGGCTTTGGAGTTGACCGACACGGCGCGCGACCCGCTCCACGCCGGCAAGGTCCGCAACGCTTTGGCGATAGCGGGCTGGCGCATATACGGCCTTGAGGGGGCGGACGATCTGGCGAAGGTGGCGGCGATGGACTACCGCGCCGCCCGCGGCCTGTTCCTGACCGCCGGCCATCTCGACTATGCGGCCTCCGCGGACAACAACAGGGCACTCCTACTCGCCGAACTCGGCCGCTTCTCCGAAGCACACGAAACCCTCTCGGCCGCCCTTGAGATGGCCGTCTCCGAAGCGGTGAGGGGGGAGATTCTGGACACCCGTGCGCGCGTGTATCTGGCTCAGGGGGATTTCAACCGGGCGATGGACTCAATCAACGAAGCAATCCTTCTGCTGTGGCGGCACGGGTCGAGAAGGGCGATAGAAGCGGCCGAGAAGTTTAAGGATGAGCTGCTGGGGAAGCAAAGATGAGTGCGCGAGCGACAACCTTCAAAGAATACATCGGGCAGTTCCTGGACGAGCGCGGGATGTTCCTGTCCGACGCGGACGCTGTTACTGAAATAGTTATCAACGACCCGGCGAACGCAGCGATGCGGGACCGATGGGATGAGCCTATCGAAAACTACCCTCCCGCAATGGTCACTCACCTGCATCTGGCGATCAACGCGAGCGCCCTTGAGTACATCGAGAAGCATTGCCCGAATGCGTGGTTCAAGCCTCTATTTCAACAATCCGATACAAGACGACAGGATTGATTTCGGCCGCCCTGCGGCTCTCAGAGGGCCAGTGAGGCGGCGGTGGCGACGATGAAGGAAGTTATGGGGAGGTTGGAGGGGTGAGTTGGGAAGTCATCAACGGCAAGTGTGAAGCCGAGATGCCGAAGCTGATAGAGCGCGGCCTGACCGGGCATGTTGTCGTGACTGACCAACCCTACGGCACCGGCTGGGCGCGCGGAGGCGGTAAGAAGGTGGGTGAGTTTTTTGCGAAGCACGAGCAGCCGGCATGGGACGTGTTCTCGCTCAAGTGGCTGGCGACGGTCGGCGACCCCAAGCGCCTCGCCCTGTTCGCGCCCGTCTCTCGAGCCGAAGAGGTGGCCGAGGCGTTGCCGAATCGCGCCCTCTGCTACTACCGCAAAACGAACGCGCGCCCCGGCGCGCCAGCGAGGGAGCCGATTATCGTCTCGCCTGCGCCCGTCAATCCCGAGCCGTGGGACTTCACGGCCTACAACGGCGACTCGCCCTACCACCCCTGCCAGAAGCCTTTGGAGTTGATGCGCTGGCTCGTCAGGCTCGTTTCCGACCCCAGCGACACGATTGTCGACCCCTTCGCCGGCAGCTTCACAACCGGAGTCGCCTGCATCATCGAGGGCCGCAACTTCATTGGCATAGAGCAGGACGAGCATTACTGCCGCATAGGCGAGGCAAGGTTAAAGCGGGCGTCCGGCATCCCGGCAGACATCCCTGGACCATTACGCAACCCCGCCCCCGCCCCACTATTCGAGGGACAGACTAATGTGTGACTGCCGCAGACCGATTTCCGACGAAGCCCTGCGCGAGTGCTTCAGGGCACGCTTGCGGCCCCTCTGCTCCGTCTGCCTGACGGAAGAGTTCAGGCGAAGGAGGGCGCCCCGGAGGGAGCGGATTGAGATGCGGCCGGCGGTCAGGTTTCTCGGGATTGAGGAGGTGACTAAGTGAGCTACAACGCGGACCGCTTTACTTACCTGCCCGACTTCCGGCGTGCCGCTCGGGGGTCGGCCAAGCGCCGCTTCCGGGGCCGCCTCCTGTGGTGCGCCCTCACCCTGGCCGCCCTGCTCGCCGTTAGGGAGGTGCTGCTGTGACCACTCTGACCGACGACCTCATTGACCGCGCCGAGTGCTGGATAGACCGCCTGCGTCAAGGCAAGCGCCTGTGGGTCTGGTACGCCGTCGAGGCCGCCGCGCTTCTCGCACCTGTCGGGCTCGCGGCTTACCTGCTGGGGGGATGAGGATGAGCGAGCTGGACGAACTCAACCGTCGGCTGGACGAGCACAGCAAAGAGTTAATGACTCGCAGCGATGAATACCGGACGCAGGCTCTCAAGGTGGTAGAAGCAAGGAACGCCTACGACCTCGCGCGCGCCAAAGCCATGCTCAGGACCGCCAGCGAGCATCAGGGCGACAAGTCGTGGACCGTGGACCGCATCAAGGCCGAAGCACTCGTCCTGTGCGAACCTCAGATGACCGAGGCACGCATCGCCGAGGCCCACCTCGACGCCATTAAGACGCGCCTCTCGGCCGTTTCCGATTCCCTTTCAGCCGTGCAGACCCAGGCGCGGCTACTGAAGACAGAGGCCGCTGTCAACAACTACCGGCCATAAAGCCAAAACAACCCAAGTTCAAAACAACCGACAGAAAGGACACACCATGAAAGGCTTAGTCGAAGACACGCACGAGCAGAACGTTTTCCTCACCGTCAAGCACCACTCCATCGTCGAGCAGTCGAAAAAACCCCAGCCCGGCTTCGAGGCCATCGAGGTCACGAACCCGCGCTCGGGCGAGCAGATCACGAAGTACATTAAACGTTACCGCTCGGTCGAGGCTCTCGTCACCAAAATAGAGTGGTACGACACCGGAGACCGCTACGACGCCCGCTACATGGGCTGGAAGCTCTACCTTAACGCCGCCGGCACCGCCTGCGTCCTCGACCTCCCCTTCAACTCGAAGGCCGCCAATCGTTTCATGAAGTGCGCCGAGAACGTCGTCTGGTCGGAGCCCGTCGAGTTCTCGGTGTGGGAAGACAAAGAAGGCTCGACGGCCTTCGTGATGCGTCAGGACGGCGAGGTGGTGCGCCAGAAGTACACCCGCGACAACCCCGGCAAGTGCCCGCCGCCGACGCAGAGCCGCTCGGGCAAATGGAACTACGACGCGCAGACCGATTTCCTCTACGAGCGGATCACGGGCGTCGTCATCCCTGCGGTCGAGGCCGCCGCCAACCCCGAGGGCGCGCCGCGCCAGGCACCCGTCTACGCGGCAGCGGTGGCAGCTCCGGCGGGCGACTCGTTCGGGTTGCGCGAGGGCGCCGGCTCCGACGAGATGGAAGACGACGACATCCCTTTCTAACGTAGCCGGACCTTCGGCAGAGGCAACAGCCGTGTTCAGAATAAAACACTGGGAAGAGCATTTCGAGAACCACGAGAGCCGGAAGGTCAAGGGCGTCCGGTGGGTGGCCCTGCCGAACAAGCACGACGGCAAGGGCTACCGCCGGGTCGCTCAACACCCCGAGGGCGTCCAAATCTTCTGCGCGTGGACACTCATCCTCCAGGTGGCCTCGAAGATGCCCACCCGGGGCGTTCTGGCTGACGAAGACGGCCCGCTCGACTCCGACGACCTCTCCGTGATGACGGGGTTCCCGGCTGCCATTTTCGACTCTGCCTTTAAGTTGTTGACAGAGCCGAAGATAGGGTGGCTCGAAGAGGTCGAGGCCGGGGCCGAGGCGGCGGAGCCTCCTGCAATCTCCCGGCACCTCCCGGAACTTCCCGCCGCGCCGGGAAAATCCGCCCTAGAAGGGAACAGAAGGGAAGGGAACGGAACGGAACGAGAGGGCGCGCGCGGGGGCCTGACGGCCCCGGGGGGTTCGGGGGGCACCGCCCCCCGCTCTGGTGAGAGTTCCGACCCGCGCCCGCCCCGCGGCGCCCCGCCGCCGCAGCCCGCCGAAACCCCGTCGCCCCCCTGCCGCATCTTCGCCGAGGTCTTCGGCTCGCCGCCGCACGTCCTCGCCGCGACCGAGATCGAGGCCGAGCCCGTCGCGGACCTCGACGTGTGGCGCGCCGTCTGCCGCGACGCCAAAGCCAACAACACCCCGCCCAAAAACGTCGGCACGGTCTTGCGGATGTACCGCGAGCAGGTCGAGCGAAAGGGCCGAGCCTCGCCGCCCGGGGCGAAGCCCGTAGCCTCGGCGAAACCGACACAGGAAGAACTCAGGCGCAAGTACCAGGAGAAATCTCATGGACCGACAGACGCTAGACCAACCGCTGCCGCACAGTCCCGAGGCTGAGCGCGCCATTCTCGGCGCCATGCTGCTCGACGGGCAGGCGGCTGCGGCGGCCCTCTCCCTGCTCGCGCCCGAGGATTTCTACGTCCGCGCCCACCAGCTCGTCTGCCGCGCCGCGCGCGCCGTCTCGGAGGAGGGCCGCCCCGTGGACGCCGTGACGGTCGGTGAGAGTCTGCGCGACGACAGCCTGCTTGAACAGGTCGGGGGCGTGGCGTTCGTCTCCGGCCTGTCCTACGGCGTGCCGGCCATGAACGTCGCGCCTTACGCCCGCATCGTGCGCGGCAAGGCGTTGATGCGGCAGATCGTTCGCACCGCCAACCGTGTGACGACCGAGGCGCTCGAAGGCGACGAGGAGCCGGCCGAGGTGCTCAGGCGCGCCGAGGAGATGTTCTCGGCGCTCGCCCGCGATAACGCAGACGCGGCCACGCACCGACCTCGCTCGCTCGCGGAGTTGGCCCCGCAGGTCACGAAGACCCTCGAAAGGATGTACCGCGGCGTCTCGGACGCCGTGCCCACGGGTTTCGACGAGATTGACTCACGCCTGACGGGCGGCGGTCTTCTGCCCAAGCAGTTCGTCCTGATAGCCGCGCGGCCGTCGGTCGGCAAAAGCTCGCTGATGCTCGACATCGCCGCCAACGTCGCCCGGAAGGGCGGGCGCGCCCTCTGCTTCAGCTTGGAGATGGGCGCCGAGCAGTTAACCCTGCGCCTGCTCGCCGTCGAGACCGGGATTGAGCGGTGGAAGTTCCGGCCCGGCGTCTGGGAGCGAGACTACCGCCGCGGCGTCGAGGGCCTGGCCGAACTCTCGAAGCTTCCCGTCTGGGTGGACGACACGGCCCGCACGCTGGCGCGGGTCCGCGACTACGCGCGGCAGATGTGGAAGTCGCCCGAGACGCGCCCCGACGTGATCCTCGTGGACTACCTGCAGCTCGTGCAGGGCGAAACCCGCCGGGGAAGTCGCAACGACGACGTGGGCGCCGTTTCCCGAGGCTTGAAGGCGCTGGCGATGGAATTGAGCGTGCCGGTAATCGCCCTGTCGCAGCTCTCCCGCGACTGCGAGAAGCAGGGCCGCGAGCCGGAACTGTCCGACCTTAGAGACTCGGGCGAGCTCGAACAGGACGCCGACGTGGTGCTCTTCCTTTTCGGCAACCGGCCCGAGGAGGGCGAGGAGTTCTACTCGCGCACCCTTAAGTGCGCCAAGCAGCGCGACGGGGGGCTCTTCCGCGCCGAGCTCGTCTTCAACGGCCCGCTCGTCACCTTCCGCCCGACGGTCGGCGCGCGCGAGGAGGACGCTTGGTGACGCCCGAGGAACGCTTCGCACAGGTCCGCAAAGGCCACAAGGCAGGCGTCGAGCGCATCCGCCGCGAGCGGCCCGGCTTCAACTTCCTCGTCATCATCCCGCAGGTCAACGCGGCCCGAGAAGGATACCTACAAGCCGCAGAGTCTTACGCGGCTGACGAGACTTCAATCGAGCACGTCCGGGCGAGGTTCAGGGCGTGGGAGGCGGCGATGGTCGAGGCAAACGAGCCGGCGCAGGAGGCGCAGCCCCGGTCTCAGGCGGACCGCTTCGCCGTCCGGCGCGAGCAGCGAGCCCGCGGCATGGTCAACCGCGGCCTGGTGAGCAAGGGCGGCGCAGGCTACCTGGTGAGGTCCGACTCGGCGGTGAACGCCAGGCAGGTCTTCGAGCGGCGCAGCTACGACAGGCGCGTTGTCGAGACCGTGCGGGCCGACTCGGGCGCCGTCGTCGAGACGCGCGACATGAGGTCGACCGAGCTTCAGCCGCCCTTGATTTCAATTTAGGAGGTGAACCGTGGTTAGGAAATTTATCAACTGGCTCAACTTCCAAACATCAGGGCTCCAGCTCAACTGGACGTGCCCGCGCGGGCACGACGAATCCGACGACACCCCGCTCCCGCGCCAAGCCTACTGCCAGACGTGCGACCAGCTTTATAGCTGGCAGGAAATCGAGCAACGCGGGCCGCTCCGGCAGCTCCCGCGCGTCACGGCGGCGGAGGCGCTTTCGTAAATCCCTAACCTCCTAAACGGAGAATCCAGAAAGGACCAATTATGAAGAGAAAGAAAACGGCTCCGCAGACCCAGTTCAGGCAGGGCGACGTGCTCGTCGAGCGCGTCAAGGCAGACATAAAAGCGCTCCCGCATAAGGTGGTGCCGCGCGACGCGGGCCGCGTCGTGCTCGCCTACGGCGAGGTGACAGGCCACGCGCACGCCATCGCGGAGCCCGGGGTCGAGCAGATCGAGCTGGAGACGGGCGAGCGCTTCATCGTGACAGAGCACGGCATCTCGTTGCGCCACGAGGAGCACGCGACGATTCTCGTTCCGCCCGGCACCTACCGCGTCGTCCGACAGCGCGAGTACAGCCCTGAAGAGATTCGCAACGTCGCGGACTAGGAGGTACTGAGTGACGAAGATAATCACAACACTGACGCCGGAGCAGCGGGGGCGCCTGGTGGAGTTCAGGGACCGGTGGACGGCCATCGGCCTCTGCACCGCCGCGGCCGACCGCCCGCGAGCCGAGGCCGCAATCCGCAGCGCCTACCGGGCGGCCGGCTTGCCGGAGCCGCACCGAATCGTCTGGTGCGGCTCTCCACTTTCGATGGGGCTGACTCGCGCCGTCATCCTCGATAAGCGGTTCGGAGACGCTGTCGCCGGCATTGCCGGCGACAGCGTCGGGGACAGCGTCTGGGCCAGCGTCAGGGACAGCGTCAGGGACAGCGTCTGGGCCAGCGTCAGGGTCAGCGTCGGGGCCAGCGTCGGGGACAGCGTCTGGGCCAGCGTCGGGGACAGCGTCAGGGACAGCGTCAGGGTCAGCGTCGGGGCCAGCGTCGGGGCCAGCGTCTGGGCCAGCGTCTGGGCCAGCGTCAGGGACAGCGTCGGGGCCAGCGTCTGGGCCAGCGTCGGGGCCAGCGTCTGGGCCAGCGTCTGGGACAGCGTCGGGGCCAGCGTCTGGGACAGCGTCGGGGACAGCGTCGGGGCCAGCGTCGGGGCCAGCGTCTGGGACAGCGTCGGGGCCAGCGTCGGGGCCAGCGTCGGGGCCAGCGTCTGGGCCAGCGTCTGGGACAGCGTCGGGGACAGCGTCTGGGCCAGCGTCTGGGACAGCGTCGGGGACAGCGTCTGGGACAGCGCTTACGGCCAACACGACGCCGAGTGGCTCGGGTTCTACGAATTCTTTCGCGAGGCGTGCGGGCTCACGGCAGAGACGGAACAGCTCGTCGGTCTCTTCGACCAGGCGAAGGCCGCCGGGTGGTTCCTGCCTCACGGCAACATCTGCTGGGTTTCGGAGCGCCACCACGTACTTGAGCGCGACGAGCGCGGGAGGCTCCACTGTGTTACCGGCCCGGCGGTGGCATTCCCCGACGGCTGGGCAATCTATGCCGTCCACGGCGTCCGCGTGCCAGCCGACGTTATCGAGCAGCCCTCCTCAATCACCGTCACGCGCATAGAGGCCGAAGAGAATGCCGAGGTCCGGCGCGTGATGATCGAGTTGTACGGGCAGGAGAGGTTCTTGTTCGACGCGGGCGCCAAGCAGGTTCACTGCGACCGCTTTGGCACGCTGTATCGGAAGGAATTGCCCGGCGACGAACCGCTCGTCATAGTGCAGGTGACGAACTCCACGCCGGAACCGGACGGGACTTTCAAAGACTATTTCCTGCGCGTGCCGCCAAATATCACGAAGGCGCACGAGGCGGTCGCCTGGACGTTCGGCAAGGGCGCACTCGATTACGCGCCCACGGTCGAAACCTAAGCCGCGGCGGGGCGTTGTGCGGGCGCCCCGCCATTTTCATTCAAAGGGGTCTTTCATGGAGATCAACTGGCGCGCAGTCGCCGCTGAGGCATACGCGGCTTATGCCGCTACCACCAACAACAAAAACTTCCGCGGCGAGGAGATGCCGTCTTTCGACGAGCTGCCCGCCGCGATCATTAGCGCCTGGATCGCCGCGACCAGGCGCGTCTGTGAAGTCTACGCCGCGGCAGTGACAGCCTAACAGGGAAAGAGGGGCGCGGGAAGCTGAAATCCACCAACGCCCCTCTCATCAACTCCACAGAGGGTACTGTGAAGCCTACCTATCGTATCAGGAATTGGTCGCTCCATTTCGAGAATAACCGCACACGCGAAATCAAGGAGATGGCGTGGGTGCCAGTGCCGAACCGGATGGACGGCGACGGCTACACGGAGCTGGTTGACCACCCGGAAGGCGCCGCGCATCTCGGCGCGTGGCTTGCAATCCTTCAGATCGCGTCGAAGTGTGAGGAGCGGGGCGTCCTGCGTCGGGACGGCGGCCAGCCGCACGACGCTCGCTCGCTCTCGCGTATCTCTCGCCTGCCGCCCTCCGTGTTCGAGACCGCCCTCGCGCGCCTCGTCGAGATAGGCTGGCTCGAATCCCTTGACCCCGCCGTCGAGGGCGAATCGGAGACCGCGCCGCCCGCCCCGGCGCTCATCCCGCAGGAGGGTGCGACCATCCCGCAGGAGCCTGCGGCGGACGTAGAACCCGCGCCGCAGGAGGGTGCGCCCTCACGCGCGCGCGCGGAACAGAACAGAAAAGAAAGAACAGAACAGAACTCTCTCTCTCCCCCTACCCCCTCTCACACCGCGCTCGCGCTCGTCCCGGTCCCGGAAGAGAGAGAGAGAGGCTCACCGCCTGCGGCGGTCACGGATGAAGACCGCCTGGCATACGCCACCGCGACGGGCAAGGGCGATGGCTGGCTCGGGAGCTGCCGCGACGGTCGCTATGACCTCGCCGTCGTGCGGTGGCGCGACGGACCCACACGAGCTTCGCCTGCGGGCCGTGATGCGGCGCCTGGGGATACCGCAGCGTGCGACGCGTCGTGCGCGTGCAGCGGCCGAGGGTGGCTGTTTCTCGACAACGATACCCGGCGCTGCCCAGAGTGGACGGCGCGTAACGCGGAGAGGAGGGCCGGCTGATGCAGGCGCGCGAGGATTTCAGCTACACGAGGGGCGAGACGTGCGCGAGGTGTTTCAACACCGGCGCCGTCCACGTCGAGCGCGCGGGGAAGACCCACGTGCTTCAGGACGAGGAAGGCCGGGTCGTGCGGTGCGATTGCGCGGCGGCCCTGCGCAAGCAGCGGGAGCGAGAGAGGCGCAAAGGTCGCGGCGAAGGGTAAGGCTTTGACGAACTTTGACGCTTGGAGGGGACCGGGATGCCCGACACGACCACGACAGCTCAACAGCCGCTCACACCGCACGACCGGCGACTGATCTGGCCGTTGCGCTGGGGTTGCCCGCGAACAGGCAGGCGAGGGTGAGCCGGGCGCGGAAGGAGCTTTTCCACGAAGCTCAGGAAGTGAAAGGAAGGAGACGCTAAATGCAGTTCACTTCGATCACGGTTGAAGACCCTGAGAAGGCCGCTGCGGCCCGCGATGCCTATCTGGCCGCGGCGCGACGCTCACACTCGGCGATGGATCGGGCGCTGGCACGGTCTTACGCGGCGCTGGCCGAGGGGCGGGCGCTGCTCGACCTCGAAGCGACGATGCGTGCCGTCGGCGTCCACGAGGAGACGAAGCTACCGAAACTCGCCGTCGTCCGCGCCGACTTCAAGGAGGTCTTCTGCCGCCTCGAATACCGCGGCACGGCGATCATGGCCGGCACGCGAGAGTTCGTGATGCCGCGCACGAAGACGCGGGCCGGGACGGCGCGGATCGAGTTTCCTGAGAAGACTTTCGACAGGCAGAACGCCAAGTTTAGCAGCTTGGACGTTCACCGCGCGCCGGCGCCGATCATCCCGCCGCAGTGCAGGCCCGCAGACGCCTACCGCAACTACTACATCCTCTGGGAAGTGGCGCGGTGGGAGCCCGTCGCGCCGGTTGACCCGCTGCTCCTGACGCACGTCACGGGGCCGCTCTACGCCGTAGTGGCGCAGTGGGATTTGACCGAGATTGAGCGGGCCGTGATGAACGCGACGCTCGCCAGAGGGAACTGACGATGAGCAGGACCGTCGCCGCCCTCTGGCTTCTGGCCGTCGTCGTTACGCTGCTGCTCGTCGAGGCGTGCGGCGACATGCTGACGGCCGTGTCGAGACTCCCGCACTGACGAAGCCAGCGCGCTACACGCATGATGGATTTATTCGCACAACCTGACGATGAAACTTGGCTTTACGGGAACGCGCGAGGATATGACGGGCGCGCAAAACATTCAGGTGCTCGAACTCGTCAAGCGCCTGTCCGTCACGGAGGCGCACCACGGCGACTGCGTGGGCGCCGACCGAGAGTTTCACAGCATTTGCCGCTTGGTAAGCCTCCCCCGCGTCGAGGGCATTAACATCGTGATTCACCCTCCGCTCAATCCCGCGCTGCGCGCGTTCTGTCAGGGCGATGTGATGCGCACGGCTAAGGGTTATTTTGAGAGGAGTATGGACATCGTGGGGGAAACGTCGGCCCTTATCGTCGCGCCGAAGCAGATGCAAAAGCCGAAATCGCTGCGGGGGAGCGGGACGTGGCAGACGGAGGATTACGCCGAGGGGCGGACGCTCGTTTACATCGTGTGGCCGGATGGGAGAGTCGAGATTCGGGCCTGACCCCCTCCCGCGGCCCCCTGTACGCTGACCCTGCTCGGGCCGGGGGTGAGAGACGGTGATTCAATGATGATTTGTTTTGCTATTTGTATCGCGGCCTCATTCATCTTGTGCGCGGTTGGCGCCCCAAATGCTGCCGCATCGTTTTGCGCGGCGAGCTTCGTGATTATTGCTTTAATGAGAAGCCGGTCGAAGGGAAGTGACGATGCCGACTGAGCGAATAAAAGAGGCTGCAATCCTGCTCGACGGCGAGGTCTACACCGGCCGTCGCCACCACAACATCATTCACGACCTCGCCGGCCGCGGATTCAAGACGCCCATCGGCGGAAAGCAAGGATTCGTGACCGACGCGGGGCGGTTCGTTGACCGAATCGAGGGGGCGGTGATTGCAATAAAGTCGGGTCAGATTCAGAAGCTCCAATGGCCGCCCCTGCTGTACAGCGAGGATTTGTACTGATGCCGGCAAAGCGCAGGCCCGCGACCAGGCCGCAGTTCACGCGCCGCTCCTACCAGATTTATCGGGACGACGCCGCGCGGGCCGCGCCCGACTACACGCTCGAAGAGTTTCGCGTGTGGCTGGCGGGCGCATTAGGGTCTCGTCCTCTGTGCGCCTACTGCAATCAGACGCTAACCCCGCGGACGTTCTCGGTTGACCACTCGACGCCGTTGAAGCGCGGCGGGCGCGCGAGTCTCAGCAACCTCCAACTTGTTTGCTCCGGCTGTAACAAAGCCAAAGGTTTCCAGACCGACGCCGAATACCGCGACCTGCTGCGGGTGCTCGAAGCGTGGTCGGCGCGCCACCGCAACCCCGGCCTGATGGGGCACGTCATCCATTCGCTGAAGATCGCGCAGAGCTTTCGGCAGGGCGCCATGAGGAGGGCCAAAGGATGAACTGCTCCAACTGCCCCCACCCCCGCGACAACCACACCCGGCAGAGGGCCGAGGGGAAACCTGCGTTAGTGCTGGGGGGCTGCCTGCTGTGCGACTGCCAAAAGTTTACCGCTGAAAAAGAGGCGAATCGTGCTAAAATCGCCCCGGCTGATTTAGATTTCGTCCGGTGGCAGATCAAGCAGCACCAGCGGATGATTCACGAGTTGAGAGAGAGGCACGGGCTGACGGAATGATGTCAGGTCTTGAAGAAGCGGCCGAAGCCATCCGCGCACTCGGGCGGGCCGCCGATGAAGCCGCCGACCTCTGGACGAATGTGCGGCGAGAGCAGGAGGATGCCGCGCTTGACTCCGGCGAATGCCTGATTGACTCGGACGACTGGCCCGACGAACTTGAAATCTTAGACTAAGGGTAACGACGCTCACCAGGAGCCAGCCCGCTTGCACCGAATCGCCTTGACGGCCTTTCGGGACAGGCGGGCTTTCGTCATTTATGCGCGAAAGAAAACGCAACCACCGCTCCGCAGAATCCGGCCAATACGTCACCGCCGAGGCGGCGCAGGCGAACAAGGCCACGACCGTCTCCGAACCCCGCTCGGGCGGCCGTCCGATGGTCGTGGCCGTGGGGCGCATAGAGGTGATGCAGGACAACACGGCCACGATTGACTTCCCCGGCGGGGCCGAGGATTTGACCTATGAACGGCTGCCGAAGGGGGCGAAGAAGGGCAGCCGGGTGCGGCTGACCGTGGAGATTCTGGACTGATGGCACTAACAGAAGCGCAACGCAAAAAGGCGAACGCCGAGCGGCTGGAAAAAGTAGACCCCTCCATCCGCGAGCGCGTTTCGATGTGCCTCGAATACCTCGAATCGCAGGGCCACCGCCCCGTGATAGACGGCGACGTGTGGCGCTCGCCCGAGACGCAGTTGAGGAAGTTCCGGCAGGGCGTCTCGAAAGCGAAGTGGGGCTTTCACTGTGCCACCACGAAGGACGGCAAGCCCGGCTCGCTCGCCGCAGACATCGTTGACGCCGACCGGCTTTGGACGGCCGGGGAAGACTATTGGCTCGACGTTGGCCGCGCCGCTTTGAAGGCCGGCTTAGGGTGGGGCGGCTTCTTCGGGCTGAAGGATGCGGAGAAGGAGCGGCTAAGGAAGATTCTCGACGGCGAGACGGACCCCGCGAAGGTGACGCGAGGGTGGGATCCCGCCCACGTCCAGGTTGCCGGCCTCGAAATCTCAGAGGCCAAAGCCGGCAAGCGCCCGGCCCCGATGAAGAGGGTGGCGAAGGCGGTCGCCATTGACAGCCCGCCCGCGCTCGACAGTGAAGAGACCCCGGCCCCGCCCGCACCCTCACCCGCCACCAAACTGCTACGCGAGGGCGACCAGGGCCGCGAGGTGTGGAACCTACAGAACGGCCTCGCCGCCCTCGGCTTCCTCAAGCCGGCGGACGTTAGCGGCGAGTTCGGGCCGACCACAACTGCGGCGCTTGAGAGGTGGCAGGCCGTCTCCGACCTTCGGGTTGACGGCATCGCCGGCCCCGCGACCATGCGGGAACTTTACCGGCAGTTGGCCTTGACGCCGGCAAAACTCATGGACTCGCCCGCCGCCCCTCCTGCGGGCGAACAGGGCGCGGTCGCTCCTTTTCAGGACGCACAACATACCGCGCCCACCATTGCTGCCGAGACGGATGGGGGGTCTGAATCGGCGCACGAGGGCGGCGGGGGTGTGGCGGATACTGCGGCCCCGCCGCCTGAAACTTCCGAGGGCTACATCTATCTGAACGACCCGAGTACGTGGCCCGCGCCGCCCTCGGCCGAGCCCGTGCAGGAGCTGATCGACGCCAGTTTGCGACGGCAGGACGCTTGGTTGGAGAAGCACGGCGGGAGCAGCTACACCCCCGGCGGCATCTTCCAGAGCGTGACCGACAGGGCGAAGGAGAAGGGTGCGGAAGTTCTCGGCGGGGGCGAACTCGGCAAAGTCCTTATCACGGCCGCCCGTTCCGACACCCTGCGAAACAAGCTGACCGTGTGGCTGACCGGCACGTCGGCCACGGGTTTCATCGGCTGGAATTACCTGACCGCCTCTGCCGAGTACTACCGCGCCAACCCGCACATGCTCTGGCTGACCGTCGGCGTGCTCGTCGCCGTGGCCCTCGTCGTCAAGCCCTTAATTGAGCGGCAGACGGCCATGCAGATGCAAAAGAAGGCGCAGGCGCACGAGATAACCCTTGAGACGACCCGCATCGGGGCGGACCCGAATCTTAAAGATGTGAAGGTGGTTAAGTGATGGCAACCGCCGAGTGGCTTCTCTTCATGTGGCGGCTGAACGCCATGCCCGAGTTGACGGCGCGCGAGCGGTACATGAGCGGCGTTAAGTACAAAGACAGGAAAAAGCCGAGGTGGAGACGGTGAGGGCGCTGCTTACGGCCTTCCGGGGCCGCACGGCCCGCGCCGCCCTTCTCCTGCTGGCGTTCGCGGCTGCGGCGGTGGGGTGTTCTGGTTGTTGGGTTGGTTGTTCGGATGATATTCGCCCTAATTCGAGGGGAAACTTAAACCGCAGACAACAGGAGCAACGAAAACCATGAAGAAAGTCCTTTCCCTGCTGGCGCTCGTCGCCTTCGTGGCGCTGGCGATGTTCGCGCCCGAGTCGCCGCCGAGCGACACACAACAGACCGCGCATGTGCAGACCTTCGAGCAGCCCGAGATCGAGACGACCGTCGGCGCCATCAACATCGCCGTCGTGGACACCAGCCCGCCCGCCATCGTCGCGCCGCAGGCCCGTCACGTCGTCCTGACCGCGAACGAGAAGACCGAGCCCGACCGCCGCGCGTATACGAACAAGCGTCACAGGGGCAACGTCGCCACCGGCTACGACTACAACACGAACCGCGCCGCCGCGCACCCGCCGATGAAGGTCTAAAACGACCGCCGGCCGGGCGGGGTGGCCGTTACGTTGCCCCGCCCGACACTCTCTGCCTAACCCGCAGAGACGACCGAGGCCGGCCCCTGTTGACGCAGAGACCGGCCCCTTAACCGCGAGCGCCGCCCACTGGTCAGGCGAACGGCGCCCACGGCCGCGCGGGAGAGTACAACCTTGACACCGGAAAGGCAATCCACGGCCCCGTCCTCAGCGGGGTAGGTACGCACGCGGGCGGCTCGCCCCGCCGCCTCAACGCCAGGGGGAAGCGCCCAAGATGCCCGACTTGAACGAAATGGCCCAGCAGATCGCAAACCTCGACCGCCGGGTGGTGGGCCTGGAAGCCATCAGAGACGACGGCGCGCCGGGTCCGCGCGTCCGTCTCTACGTCTCCGAGGTCATCACCCCCATCCAGAAGTCCGTTGACAAGATCGAGTCCGCCATCACGAAGCTCGCCGACGGCGAGGCGCGGCGCGACAAAGAGGTCGAGGGCTTCTACGCCGCCCACAAGGCGGCGCTAGACAAGGAGCAGGCGAGGCGCGAGGCCGAGGAGCGGGAGAAGCAGTTAGTCCCGACCCTCAAACGCTGGGGTGCGGTCGCCGCCGCCGTGGGGGCCATCTGGTTCGTCTTTCGTATCGTGGGAACGGTGTTAGAGGTGTACATCCAGACGCGAGCGGGGAAGTGACGTGAAAATTCTCGTCGTAGACGACCAGGAGGACTCGGCCGAGGTGGTAGCCACAACCTTGAGGTTAAGCGGGCACGAGGCCGCGACCGAGTACGAGGCGGCCGCCGCCGCGGAGCGGGCGAAGCTCTTCGACCTCGTGATTCTGGACTTGATGATGCCCGGCATGAACGGATTCACGGCCGCCGAACGGATGAGGCGCAACGGCTTTAAGGGCAAGATTCTGCTGGTAACGGGCCGCAACGATGACCCGCACGTTCGGGTGAGTGCGCGGCTGGCCGGGGTTGATGAGGTGATGTTCAAACCCTTCGACGCAGACGAGCTGGCCGAAAGAGTAGGGGCGCTCGGGTGACGCGCACCCTCCTCTGTCGGCTGCCCGAGCTGAAGGGTGAGTGCGGGGAGAGGAAGTGACGCCGTGAAGGGTTCGCTTTCAAAGACGCAGGCGGTGACGCTTCGGGACGAATCGCCCGGCGCGGTCAGGATGCGGCGGCTGCGTAACGCCCGGCGCGAGGCGGGTCTATGCCCCGAATGCGGCGAGGCGCCTGCTGTGGGCAAGAAGCACTGCGACGATCATCTGTACATTGACCGACGCCGGAAGCGTCTGACCGCGTTCGGCGTGTTCGCGCGGGAAGGTCTGAGCGGCTGATATGGGGCAAGGAAGAAGTAGGTACCTAAGTCGGAGAAGAGTAAAAGCGGGCTACAATGATACAAAATGATACAAGCAAACCTAATAAATCCGCGCGACGAGAGCGCGCCGCGCATCTCGTCGCTGAGGATAAATTGAGTGACGAGTTGATTGCGGCGGAAGTTGGCGTTAAGCGGTTAACGATTGCCCGATGGAAGACTCAGGAAAGCTTCAAGAACCGAGTAGCGGAGATAGTTGAGGAGGTGAGGGCAGCATTGACCGCTCGCAATATCCTCAATAGAGAAAAGCGCCTCGCTTCCCTTGAGGAGCGTCAGCGATTGATGACTGAGGTTATTCGACAGCGGGCCGTGAACCTGAAAGACGTGCCGGGCGGCGGCAATACCGGCCTGCTGGTCCGTCAGGTGAAGGGCATCGGCAAGGGTGAAGACTTTCAGGTGGTTGAAGAGTACGCGGTCGATACGGGGTTGCTACGCGAGTTGAGGGAGCACGAGAAGCAGGCGGCTATTGAGTTGGGCGAATGGACGGAGAAACAGGACGTGACGAGCGGCGGCGCCCGTCTCACTTTTACGCTGAAATTAGACAATGCCGGCAGCTTCGAGAACAGTTGAGGCCATTTACCAAAGGCCGTGGATGTACCCCAAGCAGCGGGACGCTATATTCGCGCCCGCCCGCTACGTCGTCATTGAGGCTTCTACCAAGTCGGGCAAAACGGTCGGGTGTATGGCGTGGCTGCTCGAAGAAGCCTTGAAAGGCAAGGCCGGGCAAAACTTCTGGTGGGTCGCGCCGGTCTACCCGCAGGCGAAGATTGCCTTCCGCCGAATGAAGCGCGGGCTACCCTCTGAGGTCTTCACCGCAAACGAATCGGAGTTGACCCTCACGCTCGCCAACGGGGCTGTTATCTGGTTCAAGGGGGGCGATAAGCCCGACTCCCTTTATGGAGAGGACGTGTTCGCCGCGGTCATTGATGAGGCTTCGCGCTGCAAAGAAGAGGCGTGGTACGCCGTCCGCTCGACTCTAACTGCCACCCGCGGCAGGCTTCGGGTTATCGGGAACGTCAAGGGTAGAAGGAATTGGGCATACAGGCTCGCCCGCCGGGCCGAGGGCGGCGACCCCGATATGGCGTTTGCCAAGATTACCGCGCTGGACGCGGTAACGGCCGGCGTGCTGAGGGCCGAAGAGATTGAGGACGCGCGCCGGCAGTTGCCCGAGGCCGTCTTTCGTGAGCTGTATCTGGCCGAGGCGTCTGACGACGAGGGGAACCCGTTCGGCATTCAGGCCATCCGAGACTGCATCGCGCCGATGTCAACCGCCCCTCCGGTGGCGTTCGGCGTTGACCTCGCCAAGTCCGTTGATTGGACGGTCATCATCGGGCTAGACGCGCAGAGCGCCGTCTGCCGCTTCGAGCGTTTTCAGAAGCCGTGGCGCGAAACGCTCGACAGCATTCGCCGCACGGTCGGGAAGGCGCCCTGTCTCGTTGACTCGACAGGCGTCGGCGACCCCATCCTGGAGGGCCTGCAAGAGCGGGCGACTAATTACGAAGGTTTCAAGTTCACGGCGCAGAGCAAGCAGCAGTTGATGGAGGGGCTGTCGGTTGCGATTCAGCAGCGCGAGATAGCTTACCCGGAAGGCGCCATAGCGTCCGAGCTTGAAAGCTTTGAGTACGTCTACACCCGAACGGGCGTCAGGTACTCGGCGCCCGAAGGAGTGCATGACGACTGCGTGTGCGCCCTCGCCCTCGCAAAGAAGATGGCTGATGACCGCCCGGTGCCGCCCCCGCCCGGCGCCACCGCAGGCCGCAGGCAGACGCCAAGCCTTAAACTGCTGTAACCCTTTCCCGTGCGTTTCCCGTGCGCCCCGCCGCACGCCTCCTCCCGCCGCTACACTCCCATCTGACCGCGCTTTCGTTCGACTGATTGCCGATGGCCGCCTCCGTCCAATCCCTGACGCCGCCCGCGCGCCGCGAACTCCAACGGGAGAGCGTGGCGGCGGGCGGCATGCTGTCTCAGCGGCTCGGCACGGTCATCGGCGGCCTCTTCTCGGATGACGCGGAGCTGGCAATCGGCCCCGGCGGCTTCGAGCAGCTACTCACAGACCCCGAAGTCTTAAAAGACGTGACGGTCTTAGTTGACGCCATCCTCGGCGACGGCGTGCAGTTGTTTCCTCTCTTCACCGACGAAGATACGGACAAAGAGCGCGCCGCCCTCTCCGCCGAATACGCCGAACTCTGCCGGATGTGTCTCTACGACACCCCGCGCAAGCCGTTCAAGAGCACGCTGGCCGAGGCAGTCAGGGCCGCCTACGTCACCGGTCACAAGGTAGCCGAAATCACGCTCAGAGACGCCACGAGCGACACGGGCGCTCCCCTCCTGGTGCTAGACACTCTGAAGCTCAAGCCCCGCGGGGCCGTGCAGTTCGTCGTTGACCCGTTCATGAACGTGCTCGGCTTGCAGGTCTGGACGGGTGGCAATCGGCGCATCATCAGCCGCGAGAAGTTCTTCGTCCTCAGTTTCGAGCAGCGCGACGAAGACCCCCGCGGCAGCGCCCCGGCGATGCGTGCCGCCTACAACTGGTGGGTTGCCAAGCGCGCGGCCCTGCCCGTCACGCTGAAACGTCTTGAGAAGAAGGCCGTTCCCTCAAGCTACGGCGTCGGGCCGGAAGGCGCTGATGAGGAAGCTTTACAGCACGGGGCGAACAAGCTCGCGGCGCTTGATCACGAGACTGCCGCCTTCTTCCCTCACGACACCACCGTGGGCGTGCTTGACGCATCAGGTGACGGCAAGGAGTTCGACCTCTTCTTCAGGATGTGCGACCGGCAGGTCACGCGCGCCATCCTTCTGCAAGACCTCGCCACCAATGAAGGGCAGCACGGCACCCGCGCACAGGCCACGGTCGCGTGGGACGTGCTCGCCGTCCGCATCTGGCACTTAAAGAACATCGTCGCCGAAGACGTGCGCCGGCAGCTCTGCCGGCTGTTCGTCCGCGTCAATCACGGCGAGGAAGCCGCACAACTTACGCCCGTCGTCAGCCTCGGCGACTCGGACCGGAAAGATTGGGCTGTGGACGCCAGGGCCGCCGCCATGCTCGCGCCGCTCCTGACCGATTCGCAGTGGGCTTCTCTCGTCAAGATGCTCGGGCTTCCCATGCCGGAAGAGGGCGAGGAATGGCCGGCGCGGGGGCGCCAGCGGTCGCCAGCGGTCGCAGATGAAGATTCTGAAGGTCTGGCGGCGCTCGCCCCGGCCGATGTCGGCCGGATGACCTCGGGCGAGGTGGCGGCGCTCCACCGCAATCTGGCGTCTTCTCTGCGCTCTGTGGAGCGGATTAAGTCTCACGTGGGGAGGGCAGCGTGACGGCGACGTTCAACAAAGAGCGATGCGAGAAGCGCAACCGTCAGGCGGCCCTCCGCTTCGGCATTGACACCGCGCACGTCAACTTTCTATCGGGGCCGACCGAAGCCGCGCCGGTTGAATTCAGGAACTACGGCGGCAGTTTCCCGGCCTCGGACACAGAAGCGTTGGCGATGATTAACGCCATGCTGCCCGAAGGTGCGGACGCCCTCACGCTCGACGATGTTTATATCCATTACGTCGAGGCTGCCAATAACAACTTCATTGAGGACCGCTACGGCTTCCTCAGTAGAAGCACGCTCAGGAACGTCGCGCGAGACGGGGCGGCGGGCTGCGCCTTCATGAACTCGCACCGCACTGGCGGTCTGTCCACCGATGCTGAGTTTCCTTTCGGTAAGACCTTCGCCGGGCAGTATCAGGAGGGGCGCGACGCGCAAGGGCAGCCGGTTCGCCGCACGCTTCTCGGCTTCTACATGCAGCGCAACCTCAGTCCGAACGGTGCGGGCGGGCCATCTACTGACGACCTCGACCGACAAATTCGCGGCGGAACCCTTTTCGATGTGAGTGTCGGCCTCTATGGGGGCGCGCGCGTCTGTGATGTGTGCGGGGGCGATGTGACGGATGCGGACGAATGCCCGCACCTGCCTGGCACTTACTACGCAATGGACGAAGAAGACATCGAGCGGCAGAAGGCGCGCGGCGTCCCCGACGGTAAGGCTTCCTACACGATGGAGGACGCCCGGCTAGGCGAAGTCTCGGGCGTCTTTGACGGCGCGGTGCGCGGCGCGGGCTTTCGTAAGGCAGTCGCCCTTCGGTCAAAGCTCGGCGGTGAAGACTTGCGACTCGCGCGAGAGGTCTATGGAGGGCTGAAAGTGAAAGACGAACTAGACCGCGCGGAATCACTTTTGGAGCGCCTGAGCGAGTCCATCGTGGACGGACTGCGGCGTGCTTTCGGCGGCAAACAGCCGCCTACCATGCCCGCACTTGAAGACGGCGAGGCGAATGCGCCCGCAGGCGCGGAAGGAGCAGAGATGTCAGAGCAGACAAGACGGGATGACGCCGAAGTCGAGCGGCTGCGCAAAGACTCGGAAGAGCTTCAGCGCCTCAAGCGCGAGGCGCGCGGGCATGACGCCGAAGCGTTCGCCAAGCTCTACACCACGGGCAAGGATGCCGCCTTCACGCCCGACGCCTTCAACGCGCTCAAGGCCGAGTATCTCCAGCGCGCCGAGGATGACGAGCGTTCTCCGCTCGCTTCGGGCTCGCGCGTCGAGAACCTCAAGCAGATGTTCGCCGCGCTGCCCGCGCACAACCTGACGACGGAGCTTGCAGCTTCGGAGCTTCCGCCCGGCGCCGCCGTCCTCAACAACGACTCCGACCCGCTGAAAGCTTCGGTCGAGAAAGCGGCGGCGAACGCCCGCGCGTGGGCGGCCTCGGCCAACCCGACCCCGGCCAACGGCAACGGCCACAAGTAAACACTTTCCCGGCCACGAGCCGACAGGAGGAAGAGATGGCACAGACTTACGGCAGAGAGGTGCTCGGCGGGAGCGGCCGTCAGGTGATGGTCGCGGTCGGCTCGGATGCGCACTGGAAGACGGGCGGCATCACGCTCGGCTGGCCGCTGTTCGAGCCGGCCGAGGATGCGGTGACGCTGCCCGACGAGACGAAGGTCCGCGCCGGTCAGCGATACGCCCGCTTCGGGCAGATCGTCTGCCGCGTCACCGACGAGGAGAGCGACCACTTCGGCGAATACGGCCCCTACGACCCGGCGGCCGACGACGGGCGCGAGGAACTGCGCCGGGGCGAGTGTTTCATCCTCAACGAGACGCGCGTCGAGGGAGGCGTCATCGCGGGCCTGACCGGCGGCGTGGACATGCACCCGGCTGTGCTCGACGGCGGGCGGGTCTGGAAGGCGCGGCTGCTGGCGGGCGGCGCTGGCGACCCCCTGGCCGGCACTCTCGCCGCCGGTCCGACGTGGGAGGACTTCGAGGCGGCATTCCCCCGCGTCGAGTACGTCCAGAACAGGTAACGCACGGCTAGATAGCCGAGAGGAGAAAGAGAAAATGGCTCCGAACCTTCAAATCCTTCAGGCCGTGCGCGTCAACGCCATCATGAGGGCGCTCCAAGACACGCGCGAGCTGCCCGGCGACCTGATCGCCCTGCGCCGCACACCCGTCGTGCCCGCCGCCGACGGCGAGATCATGGCGCGCTTCACGGGGCGCGTCCTGATCGCCGACCTCGTGGCCGACGACCAGAAGGCGGCCGTCTACTCGGCCGGCAAGTTCACGCTCGAACGCTCCGGCGCCCCGAACCTCAAGCTCGGCCAGATGCTCACGCAGGAGCAACTGAAGATGCTTGAGCAGGTCGCTAACGGCGTCGAGGATGAGACCGGCTACTTCAACGACACAGAGAACTACATCGTGGACGCGCTCCTGCTCGGCGTGCGCCAGCGCATGGAGGCCATCCGCGTCGCAAGCTGGATTGGCGGATTCAGCTACAACCGCCTCGGCATCAAGATGGAGAACGTCACCTGGGGCAAACCCGCCGACCTCAAAGTGACGCTTGAAGTCCCGATTACCGACTATGAGAACTGCAAGATCGTCACCTACATCACGAACCTGATGGAGCGCGCTCAGGTTCGATACGGCATCACGTATGACCGTCTAACCCTTCCGCGCGCCGCGTTCCGTCAGGTCATCCGTTGCAAGGAGTTTCAGGATATGGCGCGGCAGTATCTCGCGCCGAACGTCTCTTTTGTCAACCTCAACACCTCCGACATCCGCACGATGCGAACGCTCGCGGAGAATGTGTTCGGTCTTGAAGAGATTGAGTTCTACGACTCGCGCCATTGGGGGCAGACCGAAGGCGGTCTGCTCGTCTCCGAGCGGTACTTCCCCATCAACCGGGCGGTTCTCTCCGCGCGCGCCAACGACAACAGCCGCGCCGTGGCCGACTTCGCTAACGGTGTGCCGACCGAAGTCACCATTGCCAACCTCGGTACAGGCACCGGCATGATCGGCACGCTCCCGCGTAACACCCGAGGCCCTATCGCTTACGTCACCGCCGAGCACAACCCGCCACAGGTTACCTACTGGGGTGCGGGCCGCGGCTGGGTACGTGTACACATGCCCCAAGAGACGGCGGCAATCACGCTCGCGCCCGCTGCGGGCGAGGACGCCATCGAGGAGACCGTCGAGGTCGGCGAGCCGGAGTTCTAAACACGGCTCGCCCCTGACACCTGACCTTTCATCGGGAGGCACACATGGCAACGAAAGAACGGCGCGAGCACTTACAGCGCGCCATCGCCGAGGGCGGAACCATCATGACGGCCGGGGGCGCGCTCTCGCGCAAGGTGCCGGAGACGCGCGCCGACCTTAAGCGCAAGCGCGCCGAGATTGACGTGAAGCTCGGCGAGGTCGCCGCGATACCCGAAGGCTTCCCGTACCGCGGCGACCTCGCCGAAGGCGGTATCAAGACCTTGCAGCAATTCGACGCCGCGAGCGACGACGATTTGGTCAAGCTCAAGCACATCGGCGCGAAGCGCGTGGAAGAGATGCGCGAGGCGAGGGAAGCACTCAGGCAGTGAACCGCGCAGCCGCAAAAGCATGGCTGAGCCGGGAAACGGCGGCAACGTCCGAACCCCGGCTCGGCAGTGAAGACCTCGACGCGCTGCTCGACGAGGCGGCCGGGGTGAGCGCGGGGGCGGAGGCCGAATTTACTTTGCCCATGCTCAACCGGGCCGCCTCCCGCGGCTGGGTGTGGAAGGCCAACGCCGCGGCCGAGTACCACGGGCGGGAGTCGGAGATTTATCAGCACTGCGTCGAGCGTGAGCGGCATTACCGGGCGAGGGCGACGGGCGGCGGGGCGGTGGCGCGGTCCGCGGACCCTGTAAGCGTCGAGGCGCTGCGCTGATGGCCTACGACCGCACACGGCTCAAGGCCCGGTTCTTTGACAGGGAGCGGAAGCGGCATCTGGGGGAGGGGGCGACGCTCACCCTGCTGGAAAAGAAGGCCGGCCCCGCAGACGAAACGCTCATTGAAATAACGTTGGGCTGGGACTTTGAAGAGGAACGGCGAAGGGGTGAGGTCGAATCACTTGCCGTTATTCGCGTCACAGCAAGGGACGAGTTGGCGCCTGAACTCATAGCGCGGGCGAGCCGGGCAAGGGTTGTGACGGCGGCAGGGGAAACGCTTTACCGCGTCGAATCTTACGACCTGCCGAAGCGTGCGCCGCTGGTGGTGACGCTTTACGCGCGCGAACTTAAACCGGGGGCGGTGAAGAGGTGAGCGGCTTCCAAGCGGTCAATTTGTCGGAGTTCAACCGGACCTTCGAGGGGCTGGAAGGTGACTTTGACGACGCTCTGCCAATCCTTGAAACCGTGGCAGAGCGGGCGTTTTATCCCATCATGGCCGAGATATTTGACACCGAAGGGCGGGGGCGGTGGCGAGACCTGCAACCCGGCTACGCCCGCCGGAAGCGTGAGCGGTGGGGTGATAAACCCATAGGGCAGGCCAGCGGTGCTCTCATCCGGTCCCTGACGAAAAAGGGCGCGGCCTTCAACGTCCACATGAGCTTGGGTCGCAACGCTTTGTTTGTTGGTTCGTCCCTGGCGCACGCCCGCCACTTCCACAAAGACCGGCCGATTGAGTTGACCGAGAAGGACGTTGACCGGATGACCGAGGCCGCGGCCGACGAGGCGAAGAAGATGGCCGAGCGGAGGGGCTTTAAGACGCGCTAATGGAAGCCCGGTTCAACTACATCCCTAACAAACGTCTGCGCGACAACGTGCGCGCTGTGCTCTTGAGGGATATGGCCGAAGCCCTGGCTTTGGTAGCCGAGCAGGCGAGCCTTGATGAGTCGCCACCCGCGTTGCAAGGCGTTTACGTGGCGAGGGCGGTTCGTGACCGGCATCCGCTGTGCAACGTCTTAGTGCAGGGCGGCGACCCCGCGGAAGACCCGGACGGCAACACGCAGGAGCGGCGACGGTTCTTAGTTGAGTTCGAGACGGTAGCCCCGAACGCGGAAGAGTTGTTTGAGACGATTGAATTGTACGTGACAGCCGGACGAATCGCCCTGATGTCGGCCGCGGAGGAAGACTTCACGGAACAGGTTGATGCTGGCACTCGCGGTGATTGGCGGTGGTCAATCGGGGTTGAGCGGTACGGAGAGCGTGAGTATGAAGCGGAAGACCTTTACACGGTGGTCGGGTCTTTCGTCCTGACGATTGAGTTCATGGAAGCGCGAAAGGTGATGCCCTATGAGTAAGAAAGACGAGCAGGCCCGCGAAGGGCAGTACTACGACCCGGCGCGCGTCGGGTTCGACTACGACCCTACCCTCGCCACCGAGCCGGCGGGCACCGTCAAGGTTAAGAAGAGAGGCCGGCTTGTTCGCGCCGAGGAGCGTCAGGGCGAGATGCCGACACCGGTTGACGCCGCCGCGACTACCCGAACCCCGGCGAAGGGCTCGGCCAAGTAAAGGAGAAGACTGATGTCCGCATCCGGCGCTATCCAACCGGCACACCTCCACAGGCGGCACGGCAAGTTCTACTTCAACCTCGCCCTGCTCGCCTCAAACGTTGACCTTCTGCTCGACTCGGCGGGCGTTCCCGACGCCACCCAGAACCCGAACGCCTTCTTTGTCGGCGCGACCGATGGCGGCTATGAGTTCTCGGCCGAGCCCACGTTCTATGAGGAAGTGGTGGACGAGGAGGATAGCCCCATCGAGGTCGGCATCGAGTCCATCGCCGCGCAGATCAGTTTCCGCGCCTTGCAGGTGCTTGACCTTGAAACCATCAGTGAGTTCGTGCCCTTCGGCACCTACAGCACGAACACCGTTTCCGGCATCGTCACTGAGCGCATCACGGCCGGCGGTGACAGGCTGATGCTGCCGGCGGCGCCCTGTGCCGTGGTCTCGCCCGCGAAAGATGGAAGCTTCATCGGCGTCTACTTCTACGCCGGCTACAACTCGGGCGCCCACATGATGCAGTTCAAGAAGACCGACCGCTCAGGGATGGATATGGTGGTCAAAGCTCTGAGCGTGCCCGGCCGCGCCGATGGCGACAGGCTCTACAGGGTCTTCCGCAAGCCGGCGCCCGCGCCGTAAGGCTAACGTTCAACTTGGAGCGGCTTTCGGGCCGTCCGTCTCCACTTCAGGAGACGGACGGCCCGGTTCGGTAAAAGGACGAATTTATGAGCGCACAGATGAGCGGCGGGCCGTCAACGGCGACACAGTGGCGCGAGAAGGCGAGGGAGCAGCGCGAGGCCAACGCAGTTCCCTTGCCCCTGCCTTCGGGCGCCGTCGTGATGGCTACGCGCCCGCCGATAGAGGTCTGGGTATCGTCGGGAAAGATGCCGCAGACCTTGACCGCGGACGTGCAGCGCGTCTTCGGCGAGACGAAGGGCGACCCGGACGAGATTGAGGCGGCTTTTGAAGAACTCGGCGAGGAGCGCAGCGCCCGCCTGCTCGTCTTCATTCGTGATGCCGTGAACGCGGCCATCGTGCGACCCCGAATCGTGCTGACCGTCGAGGGCGTTGAACGCACTTACGGGGCGCGGATTGACGGCGTGCCCACGGGCGACAAGGACGCGGAGACGGGCTTGCCTGTGGTCCGCACCCTTCTGGCCGACGAGATTTCAGCGGCGGAAGTTCCGCCCGGTGACCACGCTTACATCTTCGGCTGGATTTTGCAGGGGTGTCCCGACGTGCCGGTAAAAACTGTGCGAGGTGATGTGACAGTTGAAACTGTCCGCACCTTTCGTAACGAGCGAGGAAAACAGCCTGCTCGTTCTCGCAAGGGTGGCGGAAAGCGCGGGAAAGTCGGCAAGTGAGTATTTCGGGATTCTGGACGAGGTGATCGCCTGGGATTTCGACGTGGCCGCGCGCCTCCGGTGCGCGATTGAGGACAAGGCAGCCGCCGAGCGGTTGAAGAAAGAGGCCGGGCGCAGATGAGAAGCGGAGAGGCGATTTCGCTTTTGTTCCGCCTGCATACGGACGGAAGCCAGAGCGTCCGCGAGGTGCGGCGTACCCGCGCGGAGTACGTCAAAGAAGTCCGCGCAATGGAGGTGGCGGGGCAGCGCGCCTTAACGATCCTGAGCGCGCCGGTCCGCGGCCGTCTCGGCTTCGTGGGCGCCCTCGGCATCAACAGCGCCCGCCAGGCGCTCCGCTCTTTCGCCGAGACCGAAATCGCCGCCGTCACGGAGGCGCAGAAGAGGGCGGCGGCCTCGGGCAACCAGCTCGGCACCGCAATGACGGCCACGGCCGCCGCGACGCACCTTGCGACCGCGCGGGCGGTCAAGCACGCGGCGGCAGTTACCGACCAGGCGAAGGCGTTCAAGTTCGGCAAAGAGTCAGCCGAGATATTCGAGCGGGCCATCTGGCGGGCCAACCGCGCACTTACTACTTCACCCGCAGACCGTCAGGATTCAGATTTACGCCGGACGCTCGACTTCCTGCGGGTCAACCGGCAGTTAGCCGCGTCAAACCCGGCCGCCGGCCTCGCGCAGTTCGCCCAAGCCTATAACCGAATCGAGAACGCGACCGACCGCGCCGCTCTTGCGCAGGAGGTCTTCGGTCGGCGATGGAAGGATGTTGCGGTTCAACTCGAACTCGGCCGCGAGAGGATGCTGGCCGCCGAGAAGGCAACGACCGGATTAAGTAAGGGTCTCTCCGGGGTGGGCGCTTCCGCTAAAGGCGCCGGGGTCATCTTGGGGGCGTTCATCGCCACGGCCGCCGCCGCAGTCGTGGCCGGGGCCGTAATGGTCAAGCTGGGCGACGCCGCGGCCAAAGCGGATGAGCCCGTGGCGAAGCTCGCCGACACATTAGGTCTATCCGCCGAGAATATGTCGGTCCTGGACGTGGCCGCGAGGCGGACGGGCCGGGAAATCACCGAGATACGCGAGAGCATCAACATCTTCAACCGCCAGTTAGGTGAGGCGGCGGCCGGCAACCTTCCCCACGTCTCCGACCTGCTCCGGCAACTCGGCATTGATGCGAAGGCCGCGAGCAAAGACAATGACGCGGCCCTCATTCAGTTCATCAACGCCTACAATCGCCTGCACAACCCGACGCAAAAGGCGGCCCTCCTGCAAAAACTCTTTTCGGATGAGAGCGGCAAAGTGGGCGGCATCCTGCGCGAGATCGGCCCGGACTTTGAGGCTTACAAGAGGCAACTGCGCGAGACCGGCCTGTTGATGACCGCCGAGGCGGCGAAGAATGCGAAGGAATACCAGCGCAACTTACGCGAGCTTGGAATTCAGTATGAGGCTCTACGCAACACCCTCGGCCGTTCGTTCGTCTCCGGCCTCTCCGAAGAATTAGGCAACATCATCGGGCTAATGCAGACGCTCAGGAGGGTTAGCCCCCTCGACCCCGCTTTCAGTAGCGTATGGAGCACGTTTGCCGCTGCCGCTAAGGATAGAGCTTCGCAGGGAGCCGACAGCGAAGGGCAGGAGATTGAGCTTGGCCGCCAGCAGAAGATTCGTGAAGCATCTACAAAAGCCTACCTCGATACCTTGCAGGCTGCGGCCGACTACCAAAAGCAGATTGAGCAGAACACCACCGCAGAAATCGAGCGGCAGGTCGCGCTCCGGCAGAAATCGCTTCACGCGGCCACGGCGGAACGGATAGCCGCCGCAAAGCGACTGGCCGAAACGGAAGTGACGGTTATCCGGGCGAGGATGGCCGAAGAGGAGCAGGCCGAGCTTAAGGAGGGCGAGACCGAGGCGAACAGGAGGGCGCGCATTGAAGCCCTGCGCGTTGAGGAGCGCGCCATCGCCGACAGGTTCAGGAATGAGGAACTAAAAGCGTGGGCCGATTACCGGGTACGGATGCGGGAGATGGAGGATCAGGCGCAGGCAGACGCCATCGAAGCCGCTGCCACGCGCGCCCGCGCCGAAATCGAGACGCTGGAAGCCGCTATTGCAAAGGATGAGTCTTTGCGCGAAGCGCACACGCGAAGAATAGCGATTATTGAGCAGTCCATCACGCAGATTCAGATTGACGAGATCAAGCGGAGACTCGCCGCCGCCGGGCAGGACGTGGAGCTTCGCGCGAAGCTCCACGGCGATTTGACGAAGGTCGAAGCGGAGGCCACGAGGCAGAGAGAAGAGACGAAGCGGCGGATAGAAGAGGCGGCGTTGCAGACGAGGCTAACGGCCCTGCGCCGCAGTCGCTTAGGTGAGGGCAAGCTGTCAGCGGAAGACGCCGGCCGTGTAGCAGCCCTTCGGGATGAAGCGAGCACGGGGGCCAAGCCCGTCGCAGAGGCGGAACTCGCAATAACCAACGTCACCCTTTCGGCTATTGACCGTCGCATTGACGCCCTGAAGGAAGAGGTTAAAGCGAGAAAGCAATATGCGCAGGATGTTTCTGAGCTTACCGCACAAATCAGCGAACTCGAACAGGAGAGGACGAACGCGCAGGAGGAGGGGAATAGGCGCTATAGAGAGGGCCTAAGGGAAGACGCGGAGCGAACAAGGGAGAGCGCCAGCCGACTTGTCCCGATAGAGGTGAGCCTTACGGCATCCCGAATCGCGGCCCGAATGGCTGCCCTCAGTCGGATACGGCACATCTCTGGGCGTGAGATCGAGGTCATTAAAGAGCGGTATCAAATCGAGGTTGACAGCGCCACTCTCGCAAAAGACGAAGCGATAACGGCAATCAACGAGCGCGAGCACGCGGAGTTGCTGTACTGGCGAAAATCCATAGCCAACAACATTGCGTTTGAAGAGAAAGCCTTTGAGATTCAGAAGCATTTCAACGAGCTAAGGAACCTCGAAGAAAAGAGAAGCCAGGCCGAGATTGACGAGATTAACCGCCAGCGCAATCGAGAACTTGAACTCCAAAACCCCCTCTCGACCCGTAGCCTGTTCGGCGACACCCTCACGGACGAGCTTACCCAGACGGGCTCTGTACTGTCCGCCCTCGGCGCGACAGCAGTAGAAGTCTTCCGCCAGATGGGGGATGCGGCCGGGAACATGACCACAATGGTTACGGGCGCGATTCAAGGTGTGGTACAGGGCTTGGGCGGCATGATAGAGGCGTGGGTACTAACCGGCACGGTCGGCTCGAATGCGCTGCGGAAGTTGGCAGCGGCCACTTTGGCAAGCTTCGCCGCTCAATCCCTTGTCAAAGCAGCATTCTTAGTGGCTGAAGGGTTCGGCTACGCAGCTAAGGCATCGGCCGCGGCCGCAGCCGGCAATATCCCCTCTGCCCTGTTATATAGCGCCGCCAAAGTGCAGGCATGGAAAGCCGCGGCTTTGTATGGGTTAGTGGGCGGCGCGGCTGCCGTAGCGGGGCGTGCGATTGCCGGTGACGCCTTCTCGCAGGGCGGGACGAATAGCGGAGGGGCTTCTGACCCGCAGCGCGACACTTCACGAGAAGACAGGTTCACGCGGGACAGCCGAGAGCAGAATTTCTTCCGCAGAGTTGAGGCAACGATGCGGGAGACGCGAGACGCGCTGCGCGAGAACACGCAGGCTGTGAGTCGTATCAACGCCGTGCCGGCCGATTCAATCCTCGGAATGACCTCGGCCGACGCCTTCAACGACGCGCGCGTGCGCGCCTTCAACAGTGACCCGAACAGGATTCAAGAGAAAGAACTGAAGCCGGCCTTAGCGTGATGGATGGTCAGCCACGCCGCCGACAGCGAAGAACATCATGGCGAAGATGGCCGCAATGATGATGCTCCATACAAACCACATGACGCCCCACGCTACGATTTTGCTCTTGTCTTCCCGACTACTGGCAAGGGCGATTTGAAGGATTTCGTAGCCCTTAAAGACAAGATAGAAGCAGAGCAGGAAGCCGATTAGTTGCAGCATGGCGACCCTATTTCAAAACATCCGCTCCGTCCCGGTTCTCAAGCGTCCGGCTGATAGGTATTTCATGGGCGGAATTTAACCGATGCCATACGAAAGACTCAAGTACGTTCAAGTCCGGGAGCACGAGGTCGAGGTCAGCCACGACGTTTATGAGGTTGATTACGGCGACGGCTACGGCGACGCCGCGCTCGTCGGGAGTCCTTCGGGACTCCGAACGTGGCGCGTTGTTTACGGGCACTTGCACCGCCATCCGCACCGCAGAGAGGGGCAGTTCGCCGCTCAATCAACCGAGGCGTACATCTGGGATTTTTACAACGCGAGACGGGCCGAAGGGCGGGGGCTGTTCATCTTCCGGTGTACCCGCACAAAGAAAGACTTCCTCGGCAAGTTCAAAAACAAGTCCCTGAGCTACCGCGCCCTCCTGGACGCCTTCTATACGTCGTCCCTTGAGATCGAACAGGCCCGCGAGCCCGGCGTCGAGTTCGATCCCGTAGACGGCTCGTTAGCACTTGCGGCGGCCGAATGAAGGAGAAGCGATGTCAGAAAGTTGGCTAACACCAGAAGAGGCAATACGCACGGCCTATGACTACCGATTTCGCGGAGAACGTAGTTCGGCGCCGGTCCTGTTGACCGACTTCGACATTAAGAAGCTGCGCGTCGTCGAAGTGCATCCCGGCGAGTGGGACGACGCTGCCACTTGGCACACGGCCGAGCGGCCAATGACGGATGCGGAGTTCTCCGCGCTCAACGCTTATCTGAGGAACATGCGCGGAAAGGTAGCCGTGGGCGCGCCGAGCTTACACCCCGCCCAACAATCACGTTTTCGGCGGGGCGGTTCAATCGGCCGAAGCGCACGCGGACCCGTACACGCGACACTTGCCGATGGGCAGGCTGATAGATGCGTGGGTGGACCTCGGCGAGTTTGACGAAAGCGAAGGTTAGGACAGCCGGGGGTCGTTGCGGAGGTGTTGCTTGGTTAGAGCGCGAAAGGCGAGGGCTTCGAGGCTCATGGCGGCGAAATACATGGCTTTTGATTTCAACAGGTCGGCGAGGGCCGGATGTGCGACCCGTTGCGCGTTCATTCCGTACCTTGCCGCGATGCGTGCGTAGTCTTCGGCGGTGCGCCTGTGAACTTTGGCCGACATGCGCAGATTTTAACACATGCCACTTGAGTACATAGACCCGGAGAAGCTGGAAGCCCTCATGGCGCTTCGCTCCCCGCGCGTCTGCGAGCTTGTGCGCGTCAGGTGGCCCGCGCCCACGGGTGATGTCTACTACGCGGCCAGCCACTACGACCGCGAAGGGGGATATGAAACCCTCGCGGCGCGTGAGTTAAACGTCGTGGCGAAGTTCCCCGAGGGCGAGCGGTTCCTTGATCTGCCTTTCTCGTCGGGCATCGGCGACGAGCGTGTTGACCTGAATTTCGCCGACGTGCACGGCGACATGCGGACGCTTTACGCTTTGCACGGCAGCGGCCTTCGCGTCGAAATTTTCTATTATTTCCCTCAAGTTGATTGGCTTTACCCGACGTGGTGGGGCCACTTGCAGCCCCCCGAGGGTGCCGACGCTTTAACTTTCAAAGCGAAGGCCGCCGCGGGTTTCCGCTCCGCTCAACTGCCCTTACCGCGCCGGGCCTTCTACCGCGGCTGCCAGGCCCTATTCGGCGGCAAGCTCGACTCTCTTGAGGCAATCGCAAACAACGACTGCCCCTATAACCGCCACCTCGGCGGCTCGGTCGGCAACCTCGACCCCGTGACGGGCCTGCCCTACACAGACTGCCCCCGCCACACCACGGGAGTGTGTATTGCGCGCTTAGAGCCCCCGGGCGCGACCCGCGCCCCGCAGTTCCTCGCGTTCGACACGGTGATCGAGACGATCATCAACCGGCAGAGCAAAGGCGGGACGCTCTACCCGACCTCAAGGGGCAACGAGAGCAACCTATCTCGCCCCCTGCGCGTCGTCTTCGGCGATAGAAAGCTCCGCGACTTAGACCTACTGGCCTACCTCCCTCAGTACAACAACAACAACGCCGACCGCGGCTTCGTGCGCGCCCTGTTCGCCGCCTGCGAGGGGCCGATAGCGGCGATGTGGGACTGTCGCGTCAACGACGTGACGGTCGGCTTCCAGCACTTAAATACTCGCCTCGGGCACCTCAGGCAAGCCCCAACCGGATTTACGCCGAACGTCAGCAACTACAGCGGCACGGCCCATTGGTTCGGCGTCTGGGGTTGGATCAACCCGGCGAACTTCGGCCCCGGCAATCTGTCTGGAAGCTGCCGCGTCTTGGGCCTCAACAACATCCGCGTCTACTCGGACGAAGACACGTACACGCTCAACTACACCACGAACCGCGCGTGGTGCCTGATGGAAGTCCTGCGAAACCGGCGCTGGGGCCACGGCTTAGATGATGCTCGGTTTCACGTTTCAGACTTTATAGACCTCGCCGCGTGGTGCGACGAGGTTGTCGCTTACTCGACGCCTCAGAACGAACTCTTTACATCCATCCGCTCGACGTTCAACGCGGAGCTGACAGAGAGGACCGCGCAGCAGCAAATCCGCGACATCTGCCTAGCCGGCCGGTTCGGGCTGCCATTCCAGCAGGCCGGAAAGATGCGGGTGGTGCCTCTGAGGAAAGAAGAGGATTTGGAGAACGTCCCGACCTTCAGCGAGGAAGGCACGTCGCGGCAGATCGTCAAGATAAAGCAAAACGACGGCAGCTTTAAATCAACACTGACCTACACGCAGAAGAGTGACGCCGAAGTCCCTAACCGATACGTGGTCACGTTCGAGGATTCGTCGGCCAACTACGCCGAGCGGAACTTAACGATTGAGGACGTGGACGCGCAGTTGAGGGCCGGTAGAGCCTTCGGAGACCACACGCAGCGGGTAGTCGAGAAGAAGGAGACCTTACTCGGCGTCACCAACTACGGCGAGGCCGTAAGGGTCGGTTGGACGCTTCTGGACCTCGGCCCGTTCGATGAAGGCGGGCTCAAGAATAACTTTCAGGTCAAGTTTCAGACGTGGTTCAAGCACGCGATTACCCTGCATCGCTACAAGGTCATCCGGGTCGTCAGCTCAACTATCGAGCCCTTCGGGTTCGAGTATTTCCGCGTGCAGTCAATCAAGCGGAAGGGCGATTTGAAGGTAGAGATAACCGCCCAAGCCTACTCGGTTGATTACTACGAAGAACTAGAGAACGCGGAGGTTCCGCCCCCTATACCTCCACCCGAGGAGCACCCGAACCCCGGAGGCCCGAGAGGGGGCAGGCCCGAGCCCGTGGAGCCCACGGGGTTCGGATTCACTAACGACCGAATTTTCTTCCACCTGCCTCAGATGGTGGTCCCTAACGTGGTGTGAGCTTATGCCGAGCGTATTCACAGGATTCGACGTGGTGATAGACGACGGGAGCGGCGTGCTCGCCGTCGTGGCTTCGGCGGTCGTTGAGGTCAGAGACGTTACGGACCCCGGCGCAATCGTGAGACTCCTGCCCGACCTTCTGGCGGACACGGCGGGGCATGTTGACTCGGCGAGTTTGAACGTGGACGCCGGCTCGGTCATCCGGTTTACGTGGAAGGACGACGCGACGGGGCTATGCGGGTTCGCGGAACAGGTCAGCGTGTGAAGAAAACGGGACTCGCGCAGTAGGTACGAGCGCGGCCTACACGTGATAGCCGCTCCCTAACGAGGCGTCCCTCGCGCCGTCAAACGGGCCTACGCGAGAGAACAGTATAAACGAGATGGACCTTTTAGCCAAACCCTCGGGCGGACAGAACATCGTGGCGCGGCCCCAAGCCCTGCCCCGCTACTACCCCGCGCCCGAAGCCCCCGCGGCCACCGTTGATGTCTATTGGACGTATGACGGCGAAACAACCTCGTCCGCTCAGTTCGACGGCAACTACCGTCTTGCAGGCCAAACCGAGGGCTTCAACTTCACCCCCGATTCAGACAGAGACGTGCGCCTCTATTTCGTCTCCCGCTCAAGTGAGGGCGTGCCCGCGTTCGCAGACCTCGCCGACGCCCATCAAGTCGTGGTGCCCTTCAACCGCTCACCCGCCGCCCCGCAAGTCGCACAGGTCGGCGCGGCCACGGCCGAGGAGGTCACGATAGCGGTTGACGACCCCGAGCACGGCAGGTTCATCCGCAAGCGCCGCCTGACCGTAAGCCCGAACGCCGACATGTCAGACGCTTCCATCACGGTCAGAGACTTCGGCGGCGGCGAGGTGCCCCGCCTGCTGGTCTTAGACCGCACGGCAGCTCTCGTGCCTGACTTTACGTGGTCAGGTGGAGACCCCACAGCCTCGGGCTTCACGAAGACCGGCACGGGCACTACGACCGCTTCTACGTCCCCCTCTGGCTGGCGCGTCACGACAACAGGAACGGACGCCGCGACCTACTACGGCCGTAACCTATCGGCATCCCCCTTCTCTGCCGGTTTCACCCTCGAAATCCTTCCGCCCCCCTCTGTCGTTGCCGCAGATGCCACGGGGCCGTCCTCTGCTGCCGCCGTAGAAGTTGATTCAGGCGCGCACAGGTATCTACTGGAATTCTCGGCCACCGAGGTGCGCTTAAACGGCGGGACCGCTCACGCGCACTCAGGGCAGAGATGCCGGCTGGTCGTTGCCCCCGGCGGCACTCAGGCCGACCTCTGGACGGGCGACACGAAAGCAGAGGACAACACGGCCTCTCTTTCCTCAGCTGCGGCTGGTCTGCGGTTCGGAGACCTTGCCGGGGCGGACGACTCCGAATCGGTATGGGCTGCGCTTGCTTACGCTCTGACGCCTCAGGACGTGCGGCTTGCCGAAACCGTCTACCTGACTGTCGCCCACTCAGGGGGTTCAACCTTTGGCGACGAGTCTGCCCCTCTGGCGGTCACGTTCGCCAACTCGGGCACGGGCGAGGGCGGGTCGGAAGGGTCTGGCGATCTGTTCTACCGCGACCGCTACCGCTACGAAAACGAAGTGTAAGAGGTGAAAAAGGATGCCGACGATAGCCGAAAAGGTCTTCACGAACTGGCAGAAGGGTAATTTGAGCCTTGAGCTGTGGGTCTGCGCCAACGAAAGCTTCACGGCCGACGACGGCACGCCGGACGGCACGCACATTACCGCCAGCAAGCCCGAGGAGGGGACGTTCTACAAAAAGGCGGCGCTCACCCCGAACACGACCGACAAGACGCTGACGGTCGGCACCGTTGACCTCCTGCCGACCACGACCTCGCTCGACAACCCTTCGGCCACATACACGGCGTTCGTAATGGCTATCTCGGAGAACACGGTATCGCCGCTCACCCCGCTCTCTGTGTTCAAAAGATTCCGCGTGCCGCCCGGCGCGGAGACCTGGGGCGACATCGCGGCATTCAACGCCGGCACGCTTCCCGCGCAGGTCGGCCACGACGTTGTGATTGACGGAGACCTGGACGTGACAGGCAGCGGCACTTTCGGCGGCACAGTCACCGCGGGCGGCTTCGCGGGCGACGGGTCGGACCTGACCAACCTCGACGCCGCGCAAATCGGCGACGGGTCGGTCGGCAACGACGAGTTCCAGCGCCTGAACGGCGTCACCTCCCCCGTCCAGACGCAACTCAACGCGAAGGCGGATTTAGTGGGCGGCAAGGTTCCGTTGGCCCAACTCCCCGAAGACATCGGCGGCTCGGGCGGCGTCGAGACCTTCAACACCCGCGACGGGACCGTCACGCTGAACCAGACCGACGTGGTAAACGCCCTCGGCTACACCCCGGCAGCGGCGAACACCTCGGCCGCAACGTCACCTCCCGGCGGGGCCACTCACGCACTACAGAAGAAGGCGCCAGACGGGGTGAGCTTACTCGGCTCGTCAATCGAAGACAATGGTGCGCGCGTGCTCGCCACCCTGCCCGTCCGCTTCGGCCCCTCCGACACTAATTACCACTCCTTCGAGCAGCAGACGAACGGCCAACTGTGGCTCCGCGGCCCCATCCCTAACCCCACAGATACGCCCCTGATAACCCCCGTGGCGGCGGCCGGCAATGTCACCGCGGGCCAGCACCGCATCAGGTACGTCTGGAAGACCTCTGACGGAGGCAGGACGCTCCCGTCGCCGGCTTCCGACCTTTTCACGGCAGACGGCACTAACGGGCAGTTCGACGTTAAGCTCTACTCGGGATGGGGGCAGAACAGGAGCAACCCGCACACGGTCGAGGTGGAAATCTACGCCACGAAGGCCAACGACCCGTCAGGGGTTTACTACCGCGTCGCCACCGTCACGAACCCCCGCGGGGAGTGGCCTTACGGGGAGTTTACCTACAGGCTGAACACGGCCGACGGTTCGTTCTCGGCCACTCAGGCGCCTGCGTCCAACACCACCCGCCCTGTCAAGCTCCGTATCTACCCTGACGGCGGAATGAGCGTCGGCACGTCCCTGGCGCACACGACGGACAACGGCGGCCTCTCGGTCAACTTCGGCACGGACCAGCCCGGCACCTTCTTAGAGTTCGGCTTGGGCGGCGACGCCGGCACGGCCGCCGAAGGGTACGCTACGGGTGCCACCGGAGCGGAGATAGCCGGCATCCATTTCATTGACCGCGCATTGACGGGAGTTGATCCGCGAGTCGCTTTTATGCGGGCTCTGAGGGGGGCCGGAAGCGAGGGGGGCGAGGTCGCGGACTTCCCCGGCGCTCTAGTGTGGGGCGTGGCGAAAGGCAACCAGACGCAGCCCGACCCGGCGATGTGGCTCGACGCCCTCGGGCAGTTGACCGTCGGCGTCACGCCCCAGGGCGGCTCGATGCTTACCGTCAAGGTCAGAACGCACGCCGGGGATGCCGTACACGTTCAGGGCCTGATGCTTCGTGACCGCGTTGACAATCTCATCCTGGCCGTGGGCGACGACGGGAAGATCGGCAAGTCGGGCGGCATCAACGTAGCGTCCGGCAACGCAGACCCCGTGGACGGCGATTTGTGGTATGAGTCGAGCGAGATGCGGGCGCGCATCAACGGGGCGACGGTCGCTCTGGGTGCCGGCGGGGGCGGGGGCGGGCTCACCGAGGAACAAATCCGCGACCTCGTGGCGGCCTTCATAGTCGCCGGCTCCAACGTCACCGTCACTCACGACGACGGGGCCGACACGCTGACGATAGCCAGCACGGGAGGGGGCGGGGGCGGCTCGCTCACGAACGGCGAATCGGTGCTAGCCTCAAATCACGCCATCACGACAAACGACACATGGGAGAACACGTCTCTCACAATATCCTTAGCCTCGGCCGGCACCTATCTCATCAACGGGCCGATCAACTTCTACGGGCAGCCGAACACGGGCGGGGCGGGCGAGATGATGGCGAGGCTCTACAACACGACGGACGGCGCGGCGCTCGCGGACAGCCACAGCCAGATTCGTTCGTTTCCAACGAACGGGCTGGAAGCCGGGGCGGCGGCCTTCGCCAAGAGGGTGGAGGTCTCGGGCGGAACATTCCCGAAGACGATCACCCTACAGGTGAGACGGAACTCGGGCGGGTCAGGCTGGACGTGGAGCCACATTCTCGGCAACGAGTCGGGCAAGACGAGGCTGAGTTGGTTCAAGGTGGCGTGATGCCCCTCAGCCTCTCCACCTCCTGAATCAGCCGCCACAGGAGGCACAACTGCCATCTGGTAGACGGCTTGGCCTGCTCTATGACCCCCTCGACCGCTTCGGGTGAGTAGTTCGGCCCGTACTCTACAGACAGGTCGGGATGGAGGGTCAGGAGTGGCCCGGTCTCGCCGTGAATGGCGAAGCGGCCCGACTCGCTCAGAAGGGTGGCAATCCGAGGGTCGCGGCGCGGGTAGTCGCCCAGGCGCAGGAAGCCGCCATTGCTCTCGTCGCTCATCCTTCTTCCCCTTCTCGGCCCCTGCCCCGGCCGTGCGGCAGCGGGTCAGTCCGAGCCGCGCCGCAGCCGGGCGACCGCCTCTATTGACTCCCGCGCCTCGGCGGCGGAGAACCCTAAATGCGCGAGGCCGTCGCCGACCCGCAATAGCCCGCGCTCCACTTCCTCGTCCGTGTAGCCCGACAGATCATGACCCCACGCGGCCAGCGCGGCGCGGGCACGCGCGACGGCCCGCCGCCTTCGTCGCTCTATGAACCACATGATGATTGCCTGAATCATTTTACTTTTCACCCCAGCCGTGCGGTAGCGGGCGGCGGGTCAGGCAGTTGCTCAGCCGCCGAGTTTCTGCGCCAGCTCCTGTTGGCGTTTGCCGAGGTCTTCGACGCCGAGAAGGAGAAGCGCCCGCGCGATCTCGTCTTGCAGCCCCAGGCAGCATCCTTGAGACAGGCGCGGGACGTGCGTGCAGATGTGGCTGTGGACGCTCGCCTTCAGTAGCACGTTGATGGCCCCCTCGAAGTCTTCGGCGGAAACCGGCGAGCGCCCACCGGACCTCTTATCTTCGCTGTTCACCTTCGTTCCCCTCTCTTCCCCGGCGCGGCCCCCTCGGCAGGCGGGAGGGCGGGGGCACGGTCATTTGCCGAATACATCATCCCACTTGGTTCGGCCTTCCCGAATCTCCTTCGGCGTCATTCGGTTATCGTCGGGTTTTGAATTGATAGCAGCCAGCACGGCCGCCCGCGACAGACCGCAATCTCGCATCAATTCAGCGATGGAATCCCCTGCCGCGTGCCGCCCTCTGAGGCTGTCAATCAGCCTATGGCGCGCGTACCGCGTCGGGTGAAACATGCACGGCCCGTTGCGCGGGAAGTGCTTATCAACATCACGTTTTGCCATCCCACTCCCCTTTCCCGCCGGGGCCGGCGCCCCGCGCGCTAACCTCTCATTTTACAGGATGTTGCTCACATCCCTCGCTCTCCCGATACCATGTCGCGTAACGGGACTTTTACGTCTCGCCTCGGGCGGCCCTCTCCCGATCTATCGCCTTCTGTATCTTCTCGCCGTGCCCCTTGCAGAACCCATAGCCCTGAATCTGCGCAACCGGGCTCTTCCGACATTGCCGGAACAGGGGGCTACGGCCACCTACGGGTACGGACGCCCGGCACTTCTCGGCATCGACGCGATACCCGACCGTGACTTGCCAGCCCAACGGTTCGTATAGATACCAGGTGATGTCCACCGGCGTCCCCCCTTCCCCCGCCGCTTCGGATACTAGAGGCCGGGGCATCAAGCCCGCCTCTCAATCCATTCCAACGCCCGCGCCGTCAGCTTCACCATGACCGGCAGCAGGCCAAGGGCGGCGTAAAACAGCATTACTCGCATCGCTTCTCCTTCCGTCTTCAGGCGGGGGGCGGGCGAGCCGACAATACTCCGCACGGCCTCCGCAATTCGCCTCATGTCATCTTCGGAACCGTAAATTTCCACGTACCACTCGCCGGCAAGGTTGGTGGGCGACTCGTGAACGTAGGCGCGTTCCGAGGCGAAAAGGGTCGTCAACTCCTGCCTCTTGGCCTCGCGTGCTTCTCTCGCCCGCCTGTGGGCCTCTCTCTCTTCGGCTTCTCGGGCCTGCTCGGCTTCCCACTGTTTGACCTCTGCCTCAGTGGCAACCGATTCAATGTAACCGCTGCCGGAGCCGATGCGGTAGAAGGTCGGCTTGTCGCGCGCAAAGCGGGAGAACTTAGGGTCGTCGTCAAGGATTATCTGTGTAGGCGTCAGACGCGTCACTGTCCGCAGTTTCCGCAAGCGGCCACGGCCATCTCCGACCCACACCCTGTCACCGACTTCAATGTCCACCAATGCTTTCGACATGACTTACTGCTCCTTTCAGCAACTCTCATCCTATCACATTCTGCAACATATTGCCACATAAATATACTTTCGTTGACGCTGTGCCACTGTTGCGTTTATCATTCCCGCCCATGAGTAGAAAGTTAAGCATCACGCAGGCGGCCAAAGCCCTCGGCGTCTCCCGCTACACCGTGGGGCGCAGAGTCAAAACCGGCGAGATTCCTTCTATCCCTGACCCGCTGGACAAGCGCCAACGGCTGATTGAGGAATCGGTCATAGACGCCCTGCTCGAAGAGGCCGGCAGGCCCAGAAAGGAGCAGAAAGCCGCGTGAAGGTCATAGCAATCGCCAACCAGAAGGGCGGGGTCGGCAAGACGACCACCGCCGTAAACCTTGCCGCGGCCCTCATCTCTCAGGGCCGCACGGTCCTGGTGATAGACCTGGACCCGCAAGCAACCGCAACTCGGTTTCTTTTGGACCGCTACGGCGCCGAGGGCCAGACCGTCTACGAAGTGCTGATGAACGGCCTGCCCCTGCCCGATGTCATCCAGAAGGCGCCGGCCGGCATCCCGCTGGCTCCGAGCAACTTCAAGCTCGCCAGCCTCGACCTCGACCTCAACAGCGCCCTCAGCCGCGAATACAGGCTCGCAGGGGCTCTGGAAGGCGTCACGGGCTACGACTACGTGCTGATTGACTGCCCGACCTTCCTCGGGTTCGCCAACATCAACGCCTTCGCGGCCTCTCAGACGGTGCTCATCCCGATTGAGTGCGCGCCCGAATCGTGGGAAGCGGTTCCTTACCTGATGCAGACGCTCCGCAAGATCATCACGCAGCTCAAACACCCCCTGAGGGTCTTTGCCCTGCCGACCTTCCTTGAGCGAACCAACATCGCCCGCGACATCCACGAGGAAATAAAGGCCCATTTTGAGGCTTACACCCTCAGCCCTATCAACAAAAATGTCCGGCTCAAAGAGGCTTTCAACGCGCGCCGGCCCGTCACGCAATATGACCCGACCGCCTCGGGGGCGATGGACTATCTGAGGGCGGCGAAGGAGATTATCGGTGAGCACGAAACGGAAAAGGAACTACGGGCCAATAAGACGCGGCGAGGAAACTAGCGCGGGCACGAATGAGGCCGTTTTCGCCAAGTTTTTCGGGTCTCCTCCTAGTGTAGAATCTGAACCCCGTCCAGAATCTGCACCCCCTCTACAATCTGAACCCCGCCCAGATATTGAACTCGGTACAAAAAGCACGCCCCCCGTGCAAAATGTACGGCGTCCAAAGTCTGAACGGGGCCCAGAATCTGAACCCACGCGCGGGTTTCTCCAACTGACCAACCATTTCCTTTTCGACCTGATGCCGACCCTTAAGCCCTCCGACTCCGTGGTGCTCCTGTACCTGCTCGCGCGCAGCCACGGGTGGCGCAAGGTCCGCATAGAAGTCTCACTAAATGAAGTCGGTAACGCCTGCCACGTCTCGCGCTCGCAGGCGCGCGTGTCTTTGAACCTGCTCGACTCGCGGAAGTTAATCAAGATCATCACGAAGAACGGAGAACGCGGATACGTGATTGACGTGCTCGTTCCGCGTGCAGATTCTGGACCCCGTACAGATTTTGCACCCCGTCCAGGGTATGTACCCATAAAAGAGAGAAGAACTTATAAAAGAACTGTAAGTAAAGAAACGGCCCCACCTTCGCCGGAAGACCTTGCCGAATATGAGCGGGCGCGTCGAGAGCTTGAAGGGAAGGGCTAACCCCTCTGCCCCCACTTCCCGCCTGTGAGCCCCCTGTGATTTAGCCGGGGGTGGAGATAGGCGGCCCGCGGGGCGCGAGTAGTGGAGATAGGCGCCCGGCTTAGGGTCTACTGCCTGTTAGGCAGCAGGGACGCAGTACCGTAGAGTTATGATGTATGCGAAATATCAAGGGTATCTTGAAGTATCTATTTGCGACGTCCTTCGTGCTGGCCGGCCTCAATCACTTTATCAATACCGATTTT